CGAGATCTCGCCCTCAGGGTTCAACTTTATGCCCAGCGATCGGCGGCCGTGGAGACGCGCGGCGATCAGTGTCGTCCCGCTGCCGGCGAACGGATCGAGCACCAGGTCGGGATCCGTGGAGAACTCGGACTCATCGAACATCCCGTGGCCCGCCCGGGCCGGGAAGCTGAAGCCGCGCACCATGTTCTCGGCCAGCTCGAGCGGATAGCAGGCGAAATGCGCCTGGCCCTCGGGCCACCGTGTCGTTCCTACCGGCACCTCCCACACGTTGCGCACCATCGGGCGCTTCGTGCGGTGGCCATCCTTCGTCCGGTGCAGTTCCCAGGGATTCCAGATCGGCGCGTGGTCGTCGTCCAGATCCTTGCTGAACCAGTAGATGTGCTCGACGCAGTTGGTCATCGTCCCATCGGCCGTGGTGGGAGCGCCATTCGGCTTGACCCAGTAGATCGGCCGGACGAACGCAAAGCCGATGCTTCGCATCTGACTCGGGATGTCCCAGTCGTAGGTGTGATGATGCCAGGTCGGGCACACGACACCGCCGAGGTTCAAGAGCAGAGGCCGTTGCCGCTTGAGCACGCGGTGCAATTGCTCAGCGATCGGGCGGAACCAGGTCCACCAATTGTCCGGATGAATCTGGACCTGTAGGCCGGTCTCGCCGCGGAGATTGGGCCGGCCATGCGTGAAGCCGAGGACCGCGCGGTCGCGCTGGCCGAGCGGGCCATTCGGATGGTCTGCGGCCTTGCGCAGGTTTTCCGGGTACTCCCGGGGGCCATTGATAGGATCGAAGTCCACCCCCATGGCGCGCCACTCCTCGATCTCCTCGGGCGTCGCGTCCTCGGGCCACCAACAGCCATCCTCATGCTGCACCAGGTCAGGCTCGCTCAGTCCTTCCCTCGCCAGCTTCTTCCGCGCGTGGGGCGCGCCGATCGTGGCCTTCAGCGCGGCCCGTCGCGCGCTGGCCTTCGGGGAGCGGCCGGCACCGATCTGGTCTCCCGCGTACTGCTCCCGCTTGATCTCGCAGTTCTGGTCCTGGAACTCATCGGAGCGGTATCGGCCCTTGCCGGCCAACTTCTTTGCGGCCTGCCGGACGAAGGGGATGTTGCTCGCCTCGGCGATCACGGAACCATCGTCGCCGAGGAACCTGCGATAGCGGCCCAGGTCCTCGGGTTTGCGCTGCCCGCGCGGGTATGGCGGACTCGTGGCGATCAGGTCAATGGAGCCATCCGGCAACCGCGCCAGGAGTTCGAGACAGTCGCCCTCGACAACGATCGGGCGCGCCGCGTCGGCCGCGTTGATCACCGAGGCGAGGTAGGCCCGGGCGTCGGTTGTCGGGGGCGCCGTCACTACCGCATCTCCTCCGGTAGGAATGGCTTGAGACTGTCCTTCACCAGCACGGCGCGCCCGGTATCGCGCGCGGCCTTCACGATGATCGGCGCCCACAACCTCCAGTCCACCTCGATGGGCGATGCCATGTGGTTCAGCTTTCCGAGCCTGAACTCGTCAGTGAACGGCACACACTCGCGGATCACCTCGAGCGCCTGGTGTGGGTAGATGATGGGCTCGACGGAAACGAAGGTCGGAATGCCGAGCTGGTGGGCGCGGCGGAGACTGTACACGCGTTGCGCCAGGGGCGCGGCCCCGGGTTCCCAAGTCCGCCGACTCGTCTCCTGAGAGAAGACCAGCGTCACTCCGAAACGCGCTCGCATCTGCCCCAGCAGGTCGAAGTCGCGGTGGGCGCGCTCTCCGCCCTTCGTGAGTATCTGGACCGACACGTTCCAAGTGTGCAAGGTCCGCAACGCATCCCGCGTCACGTCCAGTTCCAGGTCAATCTCCGGGTACGGATCGCAGGTGAAGCAGAGCAGCACAGAATCGGCGCAACCCGCGAAGAGGCGCGCGTCCTTCGCCAGGGCGGCCAGGATCCCAGGGCGCGGCTCCACCGCCGCATGGAAGTCCTCGGGCTTCACGTGGAGGCAGGCGGGGACGTAGCAGTAGCGGCAGCCGTGCGTGCAGCCGGTGTAGAGGTTGCAGGCCAGCGGGCTATACTCTCGAGCTGCAGCCTTGGGCGTGTAGATCGCCTTCATCTCCGTTTCCTCCCCTGCTTCTTCTGGTGCGCCCAGGCCGGCCCGCGTAGGCCGTGCCTGGAATGGGCCTTGCCGGGCTTCCCCCGTCCGGACGATTGCGGGGCAGCGAAGTTCGTGGCGCGCACCCCGCGAGGAGGAGGCGCCGAGACCAGGGCGGCCAAGGCGGCGAGCAGAGACGTTCTCTCCAGGGCGGGTCTATCAGGCATGAGCAGCGCTCTCCATTCCGGCCCGGGCCGTGGCCCGATGGCCGCAGCGCGGGCAGAAGCTGGGGTCGCCCGCGCGACTCGCCATGCGGAAGGCCACGTCGCAGCGATTGGTCATGCTAATCCGCTGGCGCGTCGCCCGAACCGCGATCTCGACGCCTCCCTGCTCCGGGACATACATGAGGCCAATGCCCTCGTCCCGCCGCTTGCGCCACTCCCGGAACTCGGATACCGTGATCAGTCCAGCCGGTACCGCGAGGTACAGCCAGTCACAGAAGCGCAGGTAGGAGCCGACCTTCGCGTCCCCGTTCCAGTCGGCCCGACTCACCTTCACTTCGGCCGCCAGAATCTCGCCCCAGTAGTTCATGCCGAGCACGTCTATGCGCAGGTTCTCCCGGACCCCGAACTCGACCGCGACGCCACAGAGGCGCTTGGCCGCGAAGTGCCGGGCCACGGCCCAGGCCAGGGCCTTGCCGTCGGTCAGGTCGATCATCGGGGGCCCTCGAAGTCGGAGAAGTGCAGGTCCTCAAGGTCGCGCACTGCCTGGCGTAACACCTCTCCCGCGCGCCGTATGACGCTCCGGTACCGTCGCCCCGACCGCCAGAAGAGCCATCTGATGATACGCGAAGATGGCGGCACCCGAAGCCCACTCCAATCCGTGATGGCCGAGAGTCGGGCTGCAACTAGGCGGACGTCCTCCTCTGTCTCCATCGTGTAGTCGAACCATGAAGGGGTCATGCTCAGCATGGATGGTTCATGGGTCAGCACGTAGTATGGGAGGGTCTCTCGCCGGTCGTCCGGGTCCGGATTGAAGTGTGCAAGCATGCCGGGCGCGGGAGACCATGCGTCTATCTCCCGAATCGATCCATCCTTCATCGGCAGATCGATCTTCACCGCGCCCCTCCCAGCAGGCAGTCTGCGGCCCGCACACGCTGGCCGTCCTCTTCGATCAGGCGGGCGCGGCGCAGTTCGCCATGGTAGCTGCCGAACGTGCCGCTGCTCGGCTCGAGGCCCGCGGCCTCCCCCCACTCCTGGCGAGTCAACCAGCGACCCCGCGCCTCGACCAGGGCGTCGAGCATTCGTCGCACGCCCGCCCTCAGGATGGAGCGCCAGTGCGTGAGCAGGCCGTCCGCGGTAAGCGGCGCCGCATGGCCGCCGACCAGCGCGAGGCCGGTTTCGGTGGCGTAGAGTTCGCCCTCCCGCTCCTCCAGCAAACCCTCTCGCCGCAACTCCCCGAGGTAGGTATCGGATGTGCCGCTCTTCCGAAGCTTCGCATAGGAACGGAGTTGCCCGGGCGTCATGCCTGCCGGGTAGAACTGCGCGAGCGCCTCCAGCATCCGGCGCGCGCCAGCGCGGGGGCTATAACCCGACGTCGCCACCTCGCGGCTCCTGGCGGGCTTGGCGGGCGGAATCGGCTTCTGGGCAGGAGGAGGTGACGTCGGCCGTCTGCTCTCTCGTTCGGGCCCATCCGCAATGTGCTCGGCATATTGTTCCGAGACCTGGGTCGCGAGCGCGGCCGCGTCGTCAAGACCAGCGACCAACCCACGCACCGCGGCGCGCAGCACCGACACTTGCCGCGCCCACTCCTCCCGTTCCCGGCCGAATTCAGCCTCTCGCCCCTGCCAGTCGTCGCTGGTGATTCCGGTGCTCACAACCTGCGCCTCAGGTTTCGCGCGCTTCAACTCCGCGACCTCATGGCGCAGCCGCACGACCTCCGCCTCTTCCTCCTCCTTCTCGGCCGACAGGTGGTCGAGCTTGGCGAGCATGGCCTGGATATGCTCCGAGGGGCGGGGCGCCGGCGCCGCCAAGTTGCCCCGGCTCGCCGAAGGGTGGATTGTCTGCACTGGTCCGACCCGGCAGAGCGCCAGGGTCGTCGGCACGAAGGCCGCGCCCACGGTGTAGAAATGTCCGGCCTGCAGCTGCATCAGGCCGCGGTCAATGGAGGCCCGATCGAATCCCTGGGCCGCGCCGCGGGATACCGCCAGCACGTCGAGGGCCCGCTCCCGGTCCTGGTCGAGGAAGGTGCGGCCGACCATCACGTTGCCGCACTCGGCGGCCGCGTCTTTGTCGAGCTTGGCGAGTCGCTGCGTGGCCAGCACCGCGCAGAACCCGCGCTTGCGACCCCGGGCCAGCAGATCAACGACCGCGGCCGCCGACTCGGCCTGCTGCTTCTGTGGGCAGAAGGCGTGGGCCTCATCGAGCACCACGAGCGCGGGATGCCAGAGCGCGCGCGGCGCGTCCATCAGGCCCTCGAGGAAGACTCGGACGAATCGCTTCCGCTCGTCACGCTGCAACTCGGACAGGTCGCAGATCACCGAGCACTGGAGTTCGAGAACGGAGCGGGCGAGCTGCTTGGCCTCCTGCCAGCGCGCGAGGCGATCCCCGCCCTTGCCGATCAGGACGTAGTCGAACCGCTCGCGCAGGGACGGGAATTCGCCCTCCGGGTCGAGCACGATGTGCTGTATCCGGCCATGGGTCTGTTCGAGCAACCGGCGCAGGGTCCAACTCTTCCCGCCGCCAGACATGGCTTGCACCAGGAGACGCGTTTCGATCAGGGCCGGCAGGTCAACGCGCAGGTGGCCATCCTCGCGCAACTCGCCCAGGATGATCGGTCGCTCAGGCATCGGTCCCTCCGTGAATCCGATAGTCCCGGCCCTGCAGAACCAGCACTTGGCAGCAACCGAAGATCCGACTGACGATCGGCGGACCGAGCTTCGCGGTCAACTCGGCTCGCCCGACATCGGTGGTCATTACCAGCGGCCGGCCCGCGGCCTCCCGTCGGTTCAGGATCCGGATCACCTCTTCGCGCACCCAATCCCCGCGCTCGCCGGTCGGGATAGCCGCGCGCGCCAGGTCGTCCAGCACCAGCAGGTCAACCTGCGCCATCAGGTCGCGCAGCTCGCCGGGGTCTTGACCCAGGCCGGCGAAAGAGGCCCGCAATGCCGCGAGGAAATCGCTCAGTTCCACGAACAGGCCGGTCACCGCGGTGTCGCGCATCGCCTCGTTCAGGACGGCCAGCGCGAGGTGCGTCTTGCCCAGCCCGTTGTTTCCGGACAGGAGCAGGCCGCGCTTCGGGCGATCGGCCCCCCGCATCGCGCCGGCGAACTGGTAGGATTCCCAGGCCGCGGCCTTCGTGCCGTCGAAGGTCTGGTAGGTTTCGAAGGTCCGGGTGCGAAGCTCTGGCGTCAAGCGCGCCCGCTCGGCCCGCTCGCGCAGACGCGCCCGGCGAAATGTGTCTCGCCGTTCCTGCTCCTCCTGCCGCCGCACCGCGGCCATGCAGTTCGGGCAGAGCCGGCTCTGATGCCACTGCCATTGCCGGGCCGTCAGGTTGCCCATCCAGATCGCCACGATCGGGGCGCCGCAGCCCTCGCAGGGCCGGTCCGGCGGCCGGGGCGGCGCGTCGGCTGGGGCCGTGGTCAGGTCCCGGATGGTCAGGGGGTTGCGCGGGGTCCGCTCCGTCACGGCTTCCCCCAGCTGTCGGCAAGGGCCCTGCCCCGTTCCTCGTCGGTCGGCGGCCGCCCCTGACCCGGCTTCGCGCCGTGCGCGTGGCCCGCGTCCAGGCCCTGTGCGATGCCCTGGAAGTTGCTCAGGAGGTCGGGGAGTTTGTGCCCACGCCGGACCAGATAGGCGTCCTCAGAGCGCACACCGTGGCGCAGGACGGCCACTAGGCGGGCGAATGGGCGGCCCTCCCCCAGGGCGCGCTTGAGGCCCGCGAACTCGGCCCCGCCGAGCGTGGGGCAATCCTGGTGGGCCAGACGGTAGGCGTCGTGGTAGACCTGGGCCAGACGCTGGATTTCCGGCTTGCCCGGGTCGTTGGGATCCGTGGGATTCGTGCACCAGGAGCAAGCACAAGGAGCGCGCGGATTTCGCGAATCCTTACCCTCCTCCTCTACCTCACCCTCCTCCTCTACCTCCTCCTCTACCTCAGGACGAAACTCACCCCCCGCAAACGAGGTGAATTTCGCGAGAAACTTACGAAATAGCCGCCTCGTGAGGCGGCTTAGTTTCGTAAAAATGCCCTCTGGCGGGAACGGGCAATCGGCGTTCGAAGGGTTGTGAACGCGCTGGTAATCCTGGTGCTTTGGGAGGGAATAGTATCGTTGGCCCTCGTGCTCCCAGACCAGGAGACTCGGGTCGGAGCCTTTCGTGAACCGGTCTAGGATGTCACCTACTTCCGCGATGGTGATCACCTTGGCATTGAGTTCCTCCTCCATAAACCGGGTGGCAATCTGCGCGGCCGAGAATGAGGCCTGGCCGAAATCGTCCACTCCCGCGAGTACGGACAGCCACGTCAGCTTGACCGGAAAACCAACCTGCTTCCCCTTGAGACTCTTGAGCGGGTGCGTCTTTCCCTTGAGGAAGGCTTCTACTTTCTTCCAGTCTATGACCCGCCGTCTTGCCATATCCCTCGCCTCTACCAGAGCTGTGCGCGATACTTTCCGACCAGTTGCCGTCCAAGCACTGCCTGCTTCGGGGTCAGCGTCTCCAGCGCGGCCAGCCGATGCCCGAGTGCCGCGTCGAACTTGTTGAACCCGGATCCGTCGCGCTCCCGGGCCCCATCGCACATGCCAGCCAGGGCCCGCAACCGCGCGTGGATATCGGCCACCTCGGCCTCGCTGAGTGAGGTGGCCTCCTCCTCGACCTGCGCCCGCGACACCTCGCCCGTGGCCGCCCGGGCCGTTGCCAGCACCCCCCATGCCGGGTCCACTGTGCGCCCCTCGATCGGCACGTCCAATGCCTGCTCGATCACCTCTTGCTTCTCGACCAGGCGGCGCGCCATGTCCGCATCCAGCGAGCCCTCCAACACCAAGTGCTGGACCAGCACGCTCTCGCTCTGCCCGATCCGGTGGCAGCGGTCCTCGGCCTGCGACATGTTGCCTGGTACCCAGTCCAACTCAGCGAAGATCACGTGGGAGCTGGCCGTCAGGGTGATGCCGACCCCGGCCGCGCCGATGCTTCCCAGGAACACCTTCGTATCCGGGTCGGCCTGGAAGCGATCTACGGCGGCCTGACGCAAGGCCATGTCGTGCACCTCGCCGGTCAGGACCGCGTAGCCGATCCCGGCCGCCTTCAAGCCGTCCCGGATCGTATGGATGACGTCGTGATGGTGGCCGAAAAGCACGACCTTCCCCGAGGCCTCCACGGCCTCCACCAGGTGCTCGACCACGTAAGGCACCTTCGCCATGGCCGTGTCGTGGCGCAGCCGACTCATCTCAGAGAAGGCCACCTGCATGCCGTCCTGCAGCGCGTGCACCGCGGCCCGATACTCCTGCTCCGAATCGGAGGCCTTGGCGAATTCGGCCGCCTGCTGGAGTTCCTCGAGCCTCGACAACCGGGAGGCCCAGGCCCGAGCCTCCGCCTCCACCGCGCCCTCCGCGCCGTTCGCCGGCAACTCGATGATCTGCCGGCGCTTGGCCGGCAACTCTGTGAGCACGTCCTTCTTGAGCCGCCGCACCATCAGCGTGGAACGCAATTTCCCTTGCAGCTCGTCCAGATGGGAGGCTCCACTCATGTCCCAACCCGACCGTGTCTGGTGACCAGCGCAGTACCGGGTCACGTATTCCAGCCAGTTGGTCCAGCCGACCGAATGGAGGATGGGCCATAGCTCGATCGGCCGATTGCAGATCGGCATTCCGGTGAGGTAAAGCTTCCGGCGCGCCGGGATGGCCTCGAGCCGTTCCCGATCGCCGCGCTTCGGCCGACCAAAGACCTGCTCGGTGCGCTGGGCCTTGGGGTTCTTGAGGTAGTGGCACTCATCTACGATCATCAGGTCCCACTGCCTCAGACGCAGGGCCTGGCGGTGCTTGCCCAGGCGATCATAGTTGCAGATCACCACGTCCGTCTGGGGGAAACCCTCCAGGGCGATCCCGATGCTGAGAGGCCGCGTCAACCACCGCCTCGCCTCCCGCCTCCAGTTCAAGCGCAGACTGGCCGGGCAGATCACGAGCACGTTGCGGATGCTGGGATCCGCGTTGACGACCCCCAATGCTTGGATCGTCTTGCCGAGGCCCATCTTGTCCGCGATCAAGGTACAGGGGCGACTCATGGAGTACCCGATGCCTACGCGCTGGAATGGCAGATAGTGCAGCCCGGCTGGCGCCGGGATCTCCAGGTGCGCGTCGGTGGCCCTCGAGGCCTCGAGGCTCTCGGAGTCCGCCCGGACCTGCGGCTCGATCATGGCCCGGGCCGACTCGTCGCAGTACTCGGCCAGCTTCCGGGCGACCCGCCAGTCCGCGGTCTCCCACCGCTTCGCCGCGGCATTCCACCGGAACCCCATGCCTTTCGGCCGCTCCTTCTCCGTGAAGGAGCAGACCGCTATGAACTTGTCCTTCTCATATCTGACGACCATCGCCCTCGCCCTGGTGCGACTAACCTATAGCCCCTGGTCCCAAACCCCACGCCCACCGTGCTCCCGCATCCCCCGCGTACTATTCAGCGCCAGAGTGGCGGGCCAACCGGCGGGCTATACTCCCCACTGTACCAACGCCGCCGACCTCCGGCCGACCCGCCGCCTCCGCTCCGCCCTTAGGCGGCTTCCTTCTGCTCTTCGACCTCGGACTCGGCCTGCGTCCCTTCGGCGGCCTCGCCCGCTCCCTGCATCTCAGGCTGGTCCGCGGCCTGTTCCGGCGCCTGCTCGGCACCCTCGGCCGGGGCCTGCTTCCCTTCCTCGCCCTGCTGACAGCTCACGCGATCACCTCCTTCCGGTGGGGGATTGAATATGTCCAACTGATCGGGCCGTGCAGAACGGCCGCTCGGGGCCGCCAGCGCGTGATAGACAATGGCCACTACCTGCTTCTTGGCGCTCGGCCGCAGGTAGCGGAACTCCGGGGTCAGATCATCGCCGGTGATTTCGAAGGTCGCGGTCAGCACGTCCCCTTCGTCCTCGCCCTTGCCGACGAGTCGTGGCTCCTTCATCAGCCCGCAGAGTCGCACGATCTCCGAACTGGTCGGTATGGGTGCGCCGGTGAACATCGCCTCCCGCGTCTCCTGGAGCATGCGCACCACGGCCTCGGCCCCACCGCTCGGACACTGCAGCAGCTCGCAACGGGTCCCGTCCTGCGAGGCATGCGGGCAACGGCCCATCTCATCCGGATTCATGTCCATCCGGAACCGTACCAGCTCCTCGGCCCGCCGCTTCACCTGGGCGGCCAAGCCGCGCAGCACTTCCCAGGGGAACGCGCTGGTCTGGGCGATGGCCTCTTCGTCCGCCGCACCGCCGATCGAACCGTACCACTCGCCGGACGGCAGCCGCCCGAATGTGACCTGCAACTGGTCGCCCGGGCCGACCTCGGTCGCGTTCGTCTCCGGCCGCTGTCCCCGGTGGCCGTGCGCGCACTCCCCGTCCCACATCCTCGGGTCGGAGCAGTACCCGCCCCGCCGGCAGACCAGGTTGCCCTGATCGACCATCGCGTCGCAGGGCTTCTCCTCCTTCGCCTTCGTCCGCCTCGCCTTCGGCATTCACATCTCCTTTCCAGTCTGTTCGGCCTCCGTCAGGAGGGCCTCGAATGTCTCCTCATCCAACTGAGTCGGCGGCAGAATGGGCTCCCGCACGACCACGACTTCCGGCAACTGCTTCAGATCTACGACCGTGCCATTGGGCAGGTCCCTGAGCTGCTCACAGAGGCCGGGATTGACCGGCACCCAGCGCGGGGTCGGCACTCGCCCGAACCACGCGTAGACGTGAACCTGGCCAGCCGAGTCCTTCCAGATCTGTCCGATATCAGGCATTGGCGAGGCCCTTTCGAATCTTGCCGACGCGACGGCAGAGGTCTTTCATCGCGTCGCCACGGCCCTTGGGTGTGTCGGGGTAGCCGTAACTTTCGGCCAGGGTCAGGCCGTGGCCATCGGTGAGGTCCCACAAGCCGCCATCCTGGAGTGCCTTCGTCCCCGGGAAGATCGGCAACCACCGAAGATCCCACCGATTCCTCGCCGCCAGCGCCCTGAGTTCCTTCGCGGTCATCGCGCGATCATCTCCACGTGGCTGCCGTCCGCGTCCTTGGTGACCTGCAGGCAACAGGCCACGCTATCCTTGAGTCGCGTCTCGTGGGTTATGAGCAGGATGGTGTCAAAGAAGGCGGTGAGACGCCCGAGGGCCGCTATCAGCTCATCCTGTCCGGGATCATCCAGGTAGGGCGGCTCATCTATTACCAGGAATCGCCAATCCGCGCCCGAACGCTGGGTGAGCAGTCGAGAGAGCCCGACCCGCAAGGCCAGGTTCACTCGCACCTTCTGCCCGCCAGAGAAGCATTCGAATGGGTGATCGCCGTAGCTATCCTGGCAGACGATCTCGAGCGTCTCCGTCACGCCAGAGTCGCCCTGATGTTGCGTCCGGAGTTCGACTGAGACCTCGCCATCCGTCAGCGTCCGTAGGATCTCGTTGGCCGCCTCCTCGAATGCCGGCAGGGCCTCGTCAATCAGGTGGGCGGGGATTCCGCTCTTGGAGAACGCGCCGTCTCGCGGATTGCCGAGCATGTTGAGGAGCATGACCCGCCGCGTCAAGGCAACGCGCTCGGCCTCCAGCTCCTTGGCCAGCTCACCCGCGGCCTTCGCGGCCTCGTATTGCGCCACAAGCTGGCCGTGTTGCTTGTGCAGGTCTTCGAGTCGCGCGTGCGCGCCCTTGCTCTCCTCGGCGAGCCCGGTTTGCTTCTTGGTGAGCGCGGTGAGTTCGGCGGCGAAGTCGCGGGCCGGGCCGACCTCTGCCTCGAGGGCCGCGGCGCGCTCGGTGACTGTGCAGACCTCGCGGCCCTTGGAGACAACCGCCTCCGTGGCCGACTCGATCTGCTTTTCGGCCTCCTCCGCCGTCGCCAACTTCCGCTGCCAGAATCCCAGCGTGGCCGCATCGGTCTTCGCTTGATGGTGCTGGGCCTCGTCGTAGTGCAGGCCGTCGCGCTGGCTCCGCACTCCCGTGGCCTTCTCAAGCAGATCAGTGCCCGGCTTCGTCTCGGAGAACCCCTTGAACTGGGCCTCATCCTTCGCCCAGGGCACGGGCTCTGGGGTCGGGATCCGTGCGGAGATCGGTTCGAGACGCGGTCCGAATTCGGCCGCGATATCGCGGGTCTCGAGGGTTGCCAACTCCGCCTCTTTGTGAGCCCAGGGGACCGGCGAGGCAGGAACCAGCGCGGCCTCGAGTTCTGGAATCCGGGCCTTGGCCGCGAGGGCCTGCGTGAGGAGGGAGCATTCGGCCGGGAAGTGGGACGCGATCAGATGCCCCTCCGGCGAGTCGTGTCCGCAGTGATGGCACTCCTTCTGGCACTCCACGGTATCCAGCAAGGCCGCCTGCTTGCGCGCCTGCGCCAGCACCTGCTGTACGAAGCCGACCCGCGACTCCTCGGCCTCTTTGAGCCGAAGGATCTCAGAGCTCAACCGGTCCTCGGCCGCGTCCTGTTGCTGAAGGGCCTGCGTCTGCTCGGAGAGGATCGCCTGGTATTCCTGGCGCACGGCCGAGACCCGCACTTTCTCCGCGTCCTGCGCCTGCCGCACCCTGCCTGCCAGATCGGCGACCGCGGCCTGGTGCTGGGCGATCGCCGCGTCGTATTGCGCCTTGAGGGTCGCGAGTTCCGCGGTCAGGCGCTCACGCTCGGTGCGCGCCCCTTCCATCTGCTCGGCCGACTTCCCGGCCGCCTCGGCCGCCGTGATCTGCTCTGCGATCTGCTCCCACTCGCCCGCCGTCAGTTGCAGTTGGGCGAGCCGCTCCCGTGCCGTCGCCAGTTCCGGCCTCAGCGCCTCCAGCCGCGTGCCGAGTTCCTCCAGCTCGCGCCGGCGCCCCGCGTCCTCAGCCTGCATGCGCACCAGTCCCTCGCGCTCTGTGTTCAGCGCGTCGAGGTCCTGAGCGAGCGAGCGAACGCGCATCTCGAGGCCGTCGGCCGCGATCTTGCAGGCCTCCATTTCCAGGCGGAGTCCGTCGCCCGTCGCTGCCTCATCGGTTAGGGTCGCGACCGCGCGAGCATGAGATTCCACCCAGCCCGATAGGTCCCGACTCATGGCCCTGGTGGCCTCCGCGCGCCGCTCCCACTGGCCGAGGTTCAGAATCTCACCGAACACGCCTTTGCGTTCGGCCGGCTTCGCATCGGAGAACCGGCCCAGGTCGTCCTGCACCGCGAAGGCAGTACTTCGCAGCAGGCCCGCCGTCATGCCCGTGACCCGTTCGATCTGGGCCTGCGCCGCCGCTCCAGACCACTGAATCGGCTGGCCGTCGGCGGCCACTCGGGGATTCCCGTCCGCGTCCAGAGACATGAGCACCAGAGTGCTCTTGCCCGCGCCCTTCCGACTGCGCTGCCGGCTGATCAGATACCGATCCTCGCGCACGGCGCAGGTCAATTCTACCGAGCCGATCTGCTCGTTCCAGGAAACGATGTTCTCGAGGCCAGCGCGGGTTTCGCCGGCGAGCGCGTAGAGGATCGAGTCCACCACCAAGGTCGTCTTCCCGCTCGCGTTCAGGCCGGTCACGCACGCGAACCGTACGCCATCCAGGGACACGGAATGGATGCCGCGGAAGAGGCCGAAATTGGAGAGCTTAAGGTGGGTAGGTCTCATGCCCCACCTCCCGCCATCCACTCCTCCACCCGTGTCGCCTCAACTCGCAGGTCGTCCGCCAGTTCCGAGAGGTCCGCGCGAGTGGCCAGCCATGCATCAAGGGCCTCTGTCGGGCTCGCGGAGGCGGTGATCTGCGACTCCCGGCGCTTCACCACTTCCGCCCGCTCGATCTCGACGCGGACCTCCTGTGCGCCAGCAACCTCACAGGCGGCCCGCCATTTGCGGGCCATGTCCTTCATGGCTGCCGGAATCTGCAGCCGCACGATAGCCCCGGCCAGTTCGCTCGGCATGACGTGGGGGCAACGCAACTCGCCCTGCTCATCGAAGTCCTGGGGTCCGAGGGTCTGCAGGCGGCGATAGGGCGTCTCGATCGGCTCTGCCCTGCAATTCCCGTCGTCTGGGATATGCCAGAGGAGGTAGGATTTGGCCTCGCCCTGCTCTCCGAAGGACGTCGCCTCGGGGCTGCCCGAGTAGGCGATCAGGGGCTGCTGGTGCAGCTCCTGCGGCCGGTGGTAGTGCCCCAGAAGGACGCCATCGAATCCCAGGGCGGCCAGTTCATGGACGTTCATCGTCCACTCGGACGATAGCATGGCGAGCGAGTTCTGCGACCCGGCCTCCGCGGTATCAACCGCGAAGTGGCCCAGCAATAGGCCTGGCACTCCCGGCCTTCGCTGCGCCGCCAACCCGCGGGCGATCTCCATCATCTTCTCGCGGATGAGCAGGTTGAGATCGTCAGGGGAGAGCTGGCGGGTGTCCGCGTCGCGGAACAACAGGGCCTTATTGGGCCAAGGGAGACACGCGAGCTGCAGGCAAGTCGTATCGCCGCGCTTTCGCTCGTTCTCAGTCGCGGCCGGCGATACCTCCAGCCCATGCATCATGGTCTCCCACACGTCCAGCAGGCAGGGCCGGTCAACGATGGTCAGGCCCTCTATGCCGCGCAGGGGTTCGAGCGCGTGCTTGTGCAGAAGGGCTCCAGGCGAAGGATGGTTGCCCAGGATCTCCACCCAGGGTAGGTCCTGGCCCGTGGCCGCCTGTATGAGGAGGCGGGCGTAATAGAGCTCGTCCGGCGTGGGTCGCGGCAACTGGGCGACGTGATCGCAGAGCAGATCGCCGCACGACAGTACGATCTGCGCGCCGCGTGCGATACCGTCGTTGACCGCGAAGAGGCTGCATCTGTACCGGTCCACCAGCGTGGCGCTGAGCCCGGTCTCGCGATCAATCCGATCACCGGAGGCCGCGAGATGCTGGTCCGCGAAGTGGAGAGCGGTGATCACGTGGCACCCCCCGATATGGCCTTGGCGGCGACCTCGTTCAGCGCCCGCGCGAAGCCGACCGCCCGGCGCTCATTCTCGGCCGCGCGCTCGCCTCTCTCGTTGGACTGATAGGGCACGATGTCCAGCAGGTCGCGCCGCCGAATCCATATCGTTCCCAGCCGCTGGTTCTCGACCCAGATGCCTCTGTGCTTCCGTCCGAGGTGGGCCTTGACCAGCGACACGCGTTCGCCAGGTTGCGGATTATGGGAGCAGAGCGCGATGTGCAGATCGCGCATGAGTTCGGTACCGCGCGGCGCCACCGCCAGTTCCGCCAGTCGCTCTTCGGCCTGCGCCTCGTGTTCTCTTTGGCGCTTCTTGTTCGCCTGGTCCTCAGCCCAGAGCTTGAGGGAGTACAGGTCCCAGGAATCAAGGTGCGCGGCGACTCGCTTCACCTTCGCGAGTACGGCGGGGTTGTGGTTGTCACGCTTCATCACGCACCCCCTCCCGCGCCCCATGCCACCCGGAACTCTCCCACCGTGAAGCGGAACACGTCACAGCGCTTGGCGCCGGGCCAGGGACAGATCACCTCCGTCTCGTCCGGCAGGTCGAGCAACTGGTAGGGATGACGAGCAATGAACCACTGCAGGACGGAGTTCGTCGGCGGCGCCTCGGCCCCCGGCCATGCCCCGTCAGCCATCTCGGGGAAGAGTTGCACCAGGCAGGGCATCATGTCCCAACCGAGGGTGTCGGCATCCTCCCCCGGCTGAGGAAGGAGCTTGAGGCAGAAGAGGTGCTCACAGTCATGGCGCACCTTGTGGAGGCCCTTCGGCAGTGGCCGCGCTTCCCGCGGCGGCCGCTCGTACGCGAACTCCAGTGCCTCGCCTTCGGCGTGGACCGGCACTAGGTCAATTGCATCCCCGAACCCGGTCACAATCCGGAGATGGCATTGAGGGCACTCGTACTCATCCCCGAGCCAGTACGTGCCGGGCAGACCTTCCGCGGCCGGGTCGCGCACGAGGCGGTTGTTCTTGGCGACCCGCATCTCGAGCCGGCAGGAAACGCAGATCGGAACGGGCGCGCTCATTCGGCACCGCCCGCGGCCGCCAGGACCCGCTCGGCCTCGTCGCACCAGGAGACCTTCGCCGATACCGAGGCATCACGCGCTAGCGTCCCGACCTTGGCCTCTAACCCGGCCGCCTGCACCCGTCGCCAGACCTCGGCGAGTCGCGCGTTGGCCTGCGCTTCGGTGAATGGGGCTGCCGGCGAGGTCGGCGCGTCGTCCCAGGGGCCGGGAGGCTCGGGCTCTTCGCCGTTGCCGTTATCGTCTTCAACGTGCGTCTCCGCGACCGGGTCCACCGGAGGCAGTTTCTCGAAGCGCCCTTCTCGCTCGGCCTCCTCGAAGTCTGGCGCGGATATCGCGCCGGACGGGGGCGGCAACGCCGGGGACGCCTCTCGTTCCGGCCCGAACAGTTCCGAGCTGGATGAGAGTGCCTTCTGCGCCAGAGCCGCGCGGGTCGCCGGATCGCCCATGTCTGGAACCAGGTCCACCCTCTGCACCACGAATGGCTTGGCGAACTCCTCGCGGGTGTAGACCTGCCGCACGCCGGTGGCCCGGATCGCCCGCAACACGGCCTTGGTCTCGGCGAGTGCGTGCCGGTCCGAGATCACCTGGTCGAGACGATCCTCGACATAGGCGTCGAAGTCGAAGGCATCCTTCCAGCCACTCGGCTTCTTCTTCCACTCGCCACTGTCGAACTTGGCCTTTGTCTCCGCGTGCTTGGTCTGCGCCTTCCGGGCCTCACGCTCGATCTTGCGGCGCTGGCTCTCCAGCTCCCACTCGTAGGAGGCCTCGAGGAACCGCCATCCCGTGCCGTCGCGAACCGCCACCTGCGCCCGGTAGGCCACGTCGTAGCGGACCGAATCGAAGAGCTTCCTGGCCTCGTCCCCCGGCATACCCTGCATCATGGACTTGGCCAGCCGGTGGCTCGCGGCTTCGGTCACCTGGACCCGCCAAACGATGCCCATGGCCGAGGCGATCTTCATCAGGCCGGGTTTCGCCGGCGCCACCTTGTCGGGAATCAGGGACCCATCCTGGAGCCTCGTCCAGCTCGTGCCGGGGGCCGGATAGCAGTCCCCGTGGTCCTTGTCCGGGTCGAGCTTCACGACGACCGCCGACACCCTCAACCAGGGCACGTCCGGCCCCACGACGGTGATCGGCGCCAGGCAGTTGTACCGATCGGGTGTGTAGACCGCCATGTCGGCCCGGCCTTCGCCCGGCTCGACACGTTGCAACTCGTTAGACATGGTGCCTCCTCAGGCTTGACAGATTCACCGGCCGGGGTCTACACTGAGGCCCTAAGTTCAGGCCGGTTGTTCGCGGCGAGGGTCCCCGTCACGGTCCCTCGCCGCGGCGCGTCAGGCCGCTGCCGGGCGCATCCGCCCCCGCAGCAGCCGCATGACCCGTCGAAACGCCTCCATGACCTCGTCCCGCGCCTTCGCCTCCCGCGCCGGATCCGAGATCATCCGATCTCTCCAACTCACCACCGCGGCCACCATCTCATCGGCCGCCGATTCCAGACTCCCGTTCCTCACCATCCTCTCCGTCCGTTCCTGCTGTCGCCCCGGCCCACCGGACCCGTTATCTCCAACTCGCCGCCTCCTCCCGTCCCGCGGGCGATGGCAACGACCACAACCGCGACGGGGGAAGAGACTCGTAGAACAGCCAGTACAGTAGCCCAACAAAGATCAACCATCCGACCCTCCGCACCCAGCCGCGAACCCGTCGCCGACGCGGCCGATCCAGCCAGTTCAGATCCGCGGGCCGGCCGGAGGGGGGACACTCGTCCGGCCGGGACCCGCGGAAAGGTGCCCGGAAGGAACGGCAGAGCCATCGCAGGAGCGAGGCTGCCCGACAACGGTTAGCAGGGCGGCCAACAACATGGCCGGACAACCCGCTCCCATCCCGCAGCCAGAGGCCTCCCGGGTCAGTGCACATCCCCGGCAGGGAACTGCTCAGCTCGAGGCCCAATCCTGCCGGGGTTCGGGGTGCAGCACCTACATATAGACCTGCATCGGATCCCAGCAGAGGCGCCAACACCCGCAGCTCGGAGCCACCGCGTGCACCACCTCGAGGGCCGACGGCCCTCGGCTGCTGTTCGCCCGGCCGATGGCCGGTCCACAGAGATCCGCTGATTTCCACCGGGGCCACCGCGCCGCGGCCCCGGCACTGCCGATAGGAAACGTCATGCACGTCACTTGGGGTGCGATTCGCTCCTGGCCCATCCAGGAGAGTTCTCCTTTCTGTAAATTGACAAGGAAAAAGGCGCATTTTCAGGCCGCCTCTTCCCGGTCATCACACACCAGTTGGGTCAGCGCGCTGCCGCACCGCGGGCAGTGGAGGCGCACGTTTTCCTGCTCCTCCACGCTGAGGCCGATGGCCTCGAGGTCATCGGCGGGCTCGCCGAATTGCCGACCACAACTCAAGCATCGGTAAGTCATGCCGCCTCTTCCTGGTCGCGCTTCGCCGCGGCCTTCGCGGCTGCCACCTCGTGGATCTGCTCGATGATCCAGGCGTAGGTCTCCTGGGTCAGCGCGAACTCGGGCAGGTTGGCCTCGAGAATGCCGACCGTCTGTGTCCACGTGGATTTCGGCTTTCCCGTGACCTCCGCCATCCGTTCGGCCAGTTCGCTCTGTAGGACGTCGCACCGCACCCGCTCCACCTCAATGTCCTTGCCGCAGAGTAGGATCTGTCGCTCTCTCACCGCCATCGTTTGCCTCCTAGGTGTTGTCCCCGGGCCTACCGCATCATCGTTCACGTCGTTCACAATCACGTATACCACGTTCAGAATCGAATGTCAAGGACTATTTTTTGGAGAAAGAGAGCTAGCGCAGGAAATCTGGTATACTGGCGATATGGCGAGGACGAGTATGCGCTGGCAGGCGTTCATACGGGAACGGATAGGGGAGGGCAGCCAGGCCTCACTCGCCCACGCTCTCGGCCTGTCCCCCGGCGCGGTTTCGAGTTGGGCGAAATACGGGCAGGTGCCGCTGGAGAAGACGATCAGGAAGGGAGTCAAGAAGCTCGGCGGGGATCTTCTCCCGTGGCTTGAGGCCGCCGAATATGCCCAAGTGCTCCCATCGCCCGCATCCCGGCCCGAGGCCGTCTCCGAGGCCACCGGTGCCTATACTCCCCGTCCCTCGACCGCCTCGCTTCCGGTCGCTGGCGAGCTGCAGGCCGGCACCGTACTGGAGGTCGAGGAGGAGCGCGGCGAGATATTCCCCTGCCTGGAAGAGCATGCCCGCCTTGCCGACTATGTCGTCCGCGTCAGTGGCTGGAGTATGTATCCGACTCTCCAGCCCGGGGACTTCGTGGCCGTCAAACGCTCCCGGATTGCTGATTCGGGCGATATCGTGGTCGCCAAACGGGGCTCAGAGACCTACCTGAAGCGCTATGGCGGGCGCCGGGCCAAGCGGGTGACCCTGACCTCGGACAACCCGGAATACGAGTCCATCGAGGGCGAGGATATCGAGATTGTGGGGATCTACGCCTGGCAACACAGGACCAGAGAGACGGCCAGAAAGGCGAAGGCGAGGTAGGGAACCGACAAAGGGGGATCATGCCAATACTTAGAGAGAAACTGGCTGCACTCCGCCCCTTCGAGGCGAAGACCGATCAGGATTTCCTTTCCGCCCTGGGGCCGACCTCCGACACCTTCCTCTACCGCAACGGCAGTCGCCTCTTGGCCTGGGAGGAGGGGGACTATCGGATCAGTCTCCTCTTCACCGTGGACCAGCGCTTTCGGGCCGTGGCCTGGGAGGTAGATGGGGAATCCTCTGGCCCTCCCGCGCGTCGGAATCGAGAGATAGGGCAGACAGTACGCCGGATCGTCCTGCTTATCGCTGTGGCCGCCCTATTTTTCCTCTTCCTGTGCTGGATTCGCCCGCCCTGGGTCGCGTACCGATCTCCGGCCACGCCCTCCTCTGCCGGGATTTCTTCACAGACCGACCCAGCGCATGAGGAGAACGTCAAGCGGATCCTGGCCGCCTCTCTGATCCAAGGCCAGAAGCGAAATACGCTAGGGCAGATGAAATATGGGCGCGATTATCCCGACCTGACCCCGGACGAGAAGGCCAAAGTGGACGACGAGTTACAAAAGGACCCGTTCAGGTAGGGGCGTCCGCCCGCCCCCCCGCCTGCGCCAAGCCAGGGCGGCCTGTTGCCTTCGTGGCGGGACCGGGCGCGATCCATCCCATCGGCCCCGTCCCCTCACGGCTGCGTGACCCGCAACGCCCCACAACTGCACCGGTAGACGGTGTAGGCGCCGTTGTACGTCTGGCCCAGCAGGTCCCACGTGTGGACGTGCGGAGGTGCCCCTCCCGCTGCTACCTGCATCGCGGCTAGTACGTTCACACGTCCATACCCGAACTTCTCATCCCTCCCCGGCGTGCCCAGGTCATCGGCCGTGGATTCCAGGATGGTCTCCAGTTGCGCGGGGGTCAGGTTCGGGTCCTGCGAAAGCAACAGGGCCGCCGCTCCTCCTACGAAGGCCGCCGCCTCCGAACTCCCGGATGCCGAGCGCGAATACCAGCTGTCGTACCAGGAGCAAACCGTGAGCTTCACCCCGGGCGCGGCGATCTTCACGGATGGGCCGTACCCGAATGCCGGCACCCCATTCTCGTCCAGCGCGCTTACCGTGAAAATGTACGGGGAGGACGCTGCCGTGTACCGTCCCCATGCATTGCCGATCGAGGCGACGACGAAGCAACCCTTGCCGGTCGCATAGGCTGCCGCGGACTCCACCTCCGCCACGCCCGTCACTTCGTATGGCACAATGGCAACCCGCGCCCCCTGGTCCGCGGCCCACCGCAATCCGGCCGCGATGTTCCCCCACGTCGCGTATCCCAGCGGCGGCCCCCCAGGAGTCACCGTCTTGACCATGCTCACCTGGACCGGCAGGATCGAGCACCCCGCCCCCACCCCCGCCATCGCAAATCCATTATCCGCGATGGCCGCCGCGATGCTCGCCATGTGCGTCCCATGCTCGTCGCAGACCTGATTCGTGATCCCAGTCCCCGTGACGATATTCCGCCCGGCCAGCAACTTCGCCGTCAGGTCACGGTTGCTGCTCACCACTCCGCCGTCTATCACCGCAACCTTGATCCCCGGCTTACCCATTGTGTAATTCCATGCCAACAGCACGCCGGTCTTCGCCAGCTCCCACTGCTGTGGCACCGCCGGATCATTCGGCGCGTACCCCCACGCCGCGCCCGCGCACACCACTACCGCCAACACCGCCAACCATAGCCGCCTCATCGCTTCACCTTCCCCAGCGTGTCGCTGACGCCCGTCTCGATATCGGGGAACTTCAACTCCCCCCGCACGTTCCGCGCACTGTCGGCGTACCCCCAGTGGCCTGCACAGGCCGGGTCCTCCGGCTTCCTGCCATGGCCCCGCACGCACATCTCTCCGGTTCCGCGCCAGGAACAGGTTCCGCAGGTCGTGCCATCCGGCACCGGCCGCCCCTCCAGGAAGTGATTCAGCACGCACAGCTTCGCATGGAGTTGCGCCTCATCCCAGGGCCGGTCGAACCAGACTCTACCTCGCGCGCAGGCGTCTCGGAAGCGGACAACGGCCGCGACAAAATCGGGGTCCGCGGCCGGTCTCTTCTCCCGGCGACAGCGCCACTTGCGCACCTCGACGGCGATCCCGCACGCCGCCATCACGGTCCCCACCGCTGCCAGCACCAGCAGCAGCCAGTTCACGGCTTCTCATTCTCCGGCAACTCCGCCGGAATCTGCCCCGCGTCCTCCGGCGTCAGCCACGGCCTCACCATCCACTGCACCGCCGCGGTGCATCGCGCCGCCATCTGGTCGCGTATCTCCTGGGTCAAACTCTCCCACATCTCCTGGCCCCACATGTTGCACATGAGCATGTCAAGGAGCATCTCCTGGAGAGCCTTCCCCACCTCCCCCGCATCCATCTCCGGCGGCTGCAACGCCCGCCGGATCCCCCACTCCTCGTCCGCGGTCAGCCGGTCCACCATCGCCTGCAACGCGAGGGTCAGCGTCGCTCCCGTGGCCTCCAACGGCCCAACTCCGTCTGACCAGACCACCCCCACCACGTACCCCGGTGGATCACCGGGCCGAATGGCAGGCTCTATAGGGGGATCGTCGGGGCCCCTGTACCTGAATCGCAGCACCAGTTTCCTCACGGCTTCACCTCTTCACGGCGCGGCCGCGCCTATACCTCGTCCACTCCTGCTTCTCCGGTTCCGATGCGGTCGATGATTTGATCGAGGATGGGGAGCCGATAACCCGGCCCGTTATCCTCCACCGCCTTCCGTAGGATCCCGAGCGCCGTCTCTCCCGCGATGTAATCGTTGCCGGCCTCCATCGCCTCCTCGATCTTTCGCATGACCCCCGCGACGAGCCGGATGCGACCGGCGGTCATCCCCGCGGTATTGATCATCGCCAGCAGATTGCAGAGTACCTGCCCCAGGATGGGCTGGTCCTCCGCGGGGAACTCCTTGCCTTCGATCACCGCCCCGGTGGGCCGTCCCTGCGCGTCAAGCACCGGTTTGACCTCACGACGGGGCTTCAGGGGCTCCCGCCGCGCCCGGTCGAGCAAGTAGTCCTTGAGGCCGGTGATCGTGATACTGGCGTTTGCCGCTGGTGCTGGTCCTGGCTTCTTCATCATCTGGTTTCTCCTATCATTCGCCCGGTCTGGCGCGCTTCCACCTTCTAGCTATAGGTGACGAGGCCGAGAGCCTTGATCGCGTCGCAGAACGCCAGCATCCAAGTGCCCGCGCTCGGTTTGCTGGAGCCGGAAACCGTCTGCCTGGCGACAGGCGTGGCGGCATAGAAACCGATCTTCTGCGTGGTGCCGGTCGCGATCTGCATCCCGGTGGTAGTGTCCGTGGCGATGTTCTGCGCGCTCAGCGTCAAGGTCCCGGCTATGGACACGGCCCCATGGAGGTAGATGCCGATGTCCCCGTAAAGGTCGAGATGCCCATCGGCGTCGCTGGTGAGGTAAATAGTCGAATCGCGAAATTGCAATATGCCGCACCCGCCGCCGGTGGAGTTCGCGATCAGAATCGTCCCATACCCGAGCATCGTAGAAGAAAGCGTGAGGGTGCTTCCTCCCGACATGATGGCCCCGGCGAACGTCGGGGTATCGGAGGTGGTCAAGCCGCTGACGTCTGCCTGCCCGATGCTCGCCCAGGAAACCGTGGTTCCGCCTGCGGCTACCACCTCCTTGAACCAATAGGTGCCCTGGCTGCCAGGCACCGCTACTCGCGACGGCACGCCGCTCGCCCCGCCACAGATCATGTCGCCCACGGTGGTCATGGGGTTGCTCAGCACGGTCGCCCAGGTGTACCCGTTCTTTCCGCTATTGACCGTAAGCGCGTAGCCCGCCGTTGCTCCGATGGCGATCTCTGCCAGGGTCGTCGTGTCGGAGGCGTAGACGATGGCATATTGAGTCCAGGAGCTCTTGTTTGTCCCGCCGTCCGCCACCGCCACGTCGGTCGCCCCGCCCGCCATGTAGACCGCCTTGCCCTCGACGCTCATCACCCCGGCCGAGACTCGGGCCAGAGTGGTATCGGTGGCCGCCCCAAGCTCGATGGTGGAGAATTGCGGGCTCCCCGTCGTGGAGTAATCCTGAGAGATGGTCGGGTTCCCGCTGATCTTGAGCGTCCGGTTCGCGTTCACCACATCGATGGTCAGCGCGCGCGCCGCGCTGATGGTGGTCGAAGAGGTGCAGGTAAAGGTCACGTCATAGGCCGCGCTAGTATCTCGCAGGGCGAACCCCGTGAGCGCCGCGAGCGTTCCTCCCGTGATCGCCACGGAATTCGCCGCCTGGGTAGCGATGGTGCCGAGCCCGGAGATGTCTCCGGTCGCGGGTTGCGCCTTCGTCCAGGCTCCCGTGCTGGAATTGTACGCAGTGAGGAAGTTATGGGAGGCTCCCGCCTCGTTGGCAGGCACTACCTGATCGCCGCTATTGGTCCCGGAGACCGTAGCCGTGCTGCTCACCGTGAGGTTCGCCCCGAGCTTGAATGTCCGGTTCGCGTTCACCACATCGATGGTCAGCGCGCGCGCCGCGCCGAGGGCAGTGGAAGAGGTGCAGGTGAAGGTCACGTCATAGGCCGCGCTGGTATCTCGCAGAGCAAAGCCCGTCAGTCCGGCAAGGGTGCCACCCGTGATCGCTACAGAGCTCGCCGCCTGGGTGCAGATCGAACCCAGCCCATGGACGGAGGTACCGGTGGCGTTCACGTGCGTAGTCAGATTGCTCTGCACGCCGGAGGCCGCACCGGAGGCGTCCGCTCCTACATCGGAATAGGTCAGTCCATGGGCGGCGAACCCGTAAGTGCTCTCGGTGAGCGCCTTGAGAAAGTACCCTGGGGTCAGCCCGGAGACCGTGTGGAGGGAGCCGATCAGCGCGTGCTGGGAAGGAGAGAAGCTGCTTGGGATATTGGCGAGCGCGCCATACCCGATCTGTGGGCCCTCGCCCGCCGAGCCGGTATGATGGTGTCCGGTGCTCCCGTCGAACTTCGGGGAGTGATCCCCCCATCCATAAGCTGCATCCCAGGCCGATATGTCGCTGCTGTCGATCCCGGCAGCTACCGATCCAGAGAAGACCGGATCGGTCTCGGCAGAGACCAGCGCGCCCCACCCGGCGGAGTAGATGTAGATGGCGGCCGCGTCGGCAAGCCAAAGCGCCATTCCGGCAGTCGCCGCCGTCAATTCCCAGGCCGTGCCCGACCATTCGGCAACAGCATTCGCGTGGCCTGCCCAATCGCCACTGGGACTCGTCCCGATCAGATATCGATCTCCCGTCGCCGGCGATCCCGGTGGCGCGTCGAGTCGGTCCGCCACCGGCGGCTGCCAACTGAATGTGCCGAGGTCCGGGAGACGGTAATCAGTCACGCTACAGGGTCACCATCACGCACTTGCGGGCCGCGACATAGCGCAGGTCCCACGCCACCGCGGCTTCCACGTCCTCGGCCGATGCGGAATGGGTCCCGTCGTCCAGGCTCTCGGCCTTGTCCACGATCCCGTCGTCGTCGGCATCGTAGGTGGCCTTCAGCATGTCGCCGCCGGCCTCGAACGCGCCCCAGGCCGCGCCATCGAACAGGTAGAACTTGTTCTCGTCCACGATGTAGACGAACCAGCCCTCCTCCGGCGTGTCGAAGGCCCAGGCCGTGCCGGTGTACCAGGCGATGGCGTTCGCGTGGCCCGCCCAATCCCCGGTAGGCGAACCCCCGACGATATACCGATCGCCCTCGCTCGGCGTGCCCGGTGGCGCATTCAGGTCCTTATCCAGCACCTGCCGCTGGAACGGTGCGAATTCCTCGATCAGCAATCTGTAATCGGCCACGTCCGTCTCCTTCTTATGCAGAGATCAGGTAGGCCCGCAGTGCGGGCCGGAATCTCAGTCGAGGGCCGGCTATCCACTGGCCCTCCGAATCGTCGTATTGCAGCAGACTGCCATCCTCAGGTTGCGCCTCCACATCGGCCAGATCGTTGAGCACCCGCGGGCTCGGGGGCGATTCGTTGTAGCCGGGCGCCAAGAGGACGACGTCGATCTCTCCGCTCTCCACCGCGATCTGCGTCTCCGGAGCGGCCGAGAAGGCCACCGCGACGGCTGGCGCGCGCACAGTCAGGAACTGCTCCTGGAGCACCTCGCTGACTGTTCCCTCTGCACCCTGGATTCTGACCTCCAGATCCACGCCTATCCTCCAGGCGCCGGCGCCACCGCCATGCTTCGTGCCACCACGATTTCGAATGGCGGACTCAATTGCACCCCGAGAGGCGGGTCTTCCGGATCCTCGGCCAGAAAGGTGAGCACTAATTGCCCCTCGAACTCCCCGCTCTCCGCGAGATCAGCCTTGGCCCAGTCGTAGTGGCACGTCCCGGCCAGGGGTTCGTCCACGGTACATGGCCCCTCGAGCGTCGCCTGCCCGCCCTTCGGCCCGAACCGGAACATGACCGCCACCGTGGTGAGGTCCATCGGTGCGCGGTCTTCGGTAATGGACCTTGCCACGGTGATCGTGAATCGAATCGGGGGCAGTGTGTCCCCGGCCTGCCAGGTCGCTGGCATCAGTTCCCTCCTGCCCAGGCCCGCAGGCCTGCATCAATCGCCGCCACCGCCCGCGCCTGCCATTCCTCGGTCAGCATGGCCGCGCGCGCGTGAATGTCGGATAGGAATCCGACCTCGATCAGCGCGGCCGCCTGCCGGCCATGGAACAGCACGAGATAGGTGTAGGGCCGCCCATTCCGATCCCATGGCGCGCGCACGACCTGGCTCTTCTCGGCGAAGCCGGCCTTGCCGGTCGCACTCAGGGCCAGCGCGTTCGCCAGGCCGGCGGACCCCCGCCGCTTCCCATCCCAGTACGTGATACAGCAGTGGAGATCGGGATCCGTCTTGGAGGAATTGCAGTGCAGGGAGATCACCACGTCGGGTTCGCGTCTGAGTAACCGCGCGCAGAACCGCCACAGTGCATTCCGCTCCGGCAGCCGGCTGGTCGGCACGTATTCTATGCCGTTCCCCGACAGATTCGGGATCCGGTGGGCCAGTGCCACCACGATTTCCCGCTCGGCCACGCCCTCTACTACGGCGCCGGGATCACTCTCCGAATGCCCCGCCTCAATCACGACCCGCATCGGTCTTCCTCTCACTCAATAGGCATGGCCGCTGCTCCAGCCGATCGCAGATCCGCGTCATGCCCAGCCGCAGTTCCACGACTCCGGCGCTCATATCCTTGACCGCCGTGGCCACCGCTCCGGCCTGCTCTTTGACCGTGGATGTGAAGTCCTGCCTCATGGCCGTACGTTCCGCGCGGCCCTCCCGCAGTTCTACAATGAAGGCCCGCACCATCAAGGGAACCACCACGACGACGCACAGACCAATGAGCCCCGAGATTCCATACTCCAGGAATCCCTCCATCGCGAAGTCACCCTCTCTGTCGGTCGTCTGTTTAAGTCGGCTAGACCGGCTCCGCGTCCAAGTAGACCGTCAGGTCGCACTGATGGCCTTCGGTCGCCTCTGCCTTCGCCGACACCTGCAGCCACCGATCGTACCGGGTCACCCGATACACCGCCGCGCTGCCGGCCGCGAGTGTGGGGATGTCGCTCCCCTCCTCGAACTCCTCGGCGATCCAGGGGCCCTCGGCCGTTGGGCCGAACTCGATGACCACGTCCGCCAGCGCCGCCCCGTCCGCCGCGTTGTCGAAGGTAATCACCCGCGCCGGCCGCCCGCCCAGATCCCGGGGCGGCAGGATGACCTGTAACTCCTCGGAGTCTAGGTCCTCGACTATCACTTGCTCTCGCCACGCATCCATCTCGAGACCTCCGTCTCTCACTCTGGCGGATTCACCGCCCCCAGCATTGCCACTGGCCGACCTCCCTCCATCGCAACCGCCACCGTCTGTCCCTCCGCGGCCTGCACGCCCTGCGCTGCCTGCACTCGGCAGCTCGCCCCTCCGATCGTCACCCGATATTCGCCTCCACCCAGATAGGCCGCGACCTGGCCAAAAACCATTGGCGCCTGCGGGCATGCGATCCGCCGCAACGCCCCTACCAGACGCGCGCTCACCGCGCCCTCCACCGCACTGCAATGATCCCGTCGCCGACCCATGCCAGAGCCGCGAATCCCGTCGCCGGCGCTTCCATCGGTGCGGTGAAGCTCCAGGGGTTCCGAGTGACGCTGACTCCGGTCCCGATTTCCACCCCGCCCTTCGTCATCCGATAGGCGTGCGCCACGGGCCCGCCGTCAATCCCCTGGACCATCTGCTCCTTCGCCCCGACCACCCAAGTCAAGCGCGGGTGCGGATCAGCGCCGACCGTCCCGAAAGCATCTCCCAGGGACAGTGTCATCATGTCGTCGGCGAAGTTGATCGTGCCCGTTCGCCACTGGGTGTCATAGTTCTCGACTGGCATCCGCGCCACGGCCACGCGCAGCACGCCCGCCGCAACCTGAGCGCTGCCCAGCCGGTGATCGTAACCCGGGTCGCTCAATAGATCTTGTCGCGCTCCCCAGATCCCCTCCGCCGATCGCACCCGGCCGGATAGGCCGGCATCACTGCTCCCATACAGCGCCACCATCCGGCCGCCGGAGATCGAGCAGAGCGCGACCTTCTGCACGTGGAACACGTCATAGTGGCCCTCGGCCTCCACGATTGGGGTCCAACCCTCAACCGTCTCCCAGGTGACCCCGTCGGCCCAGGTTCCCGGCGAGTTGCTGCGACCTACCGCGACGGCCCGGAAGAGCTCATCGGCCCGGGCCTCCGGAGGCGCGTCTCCTGCTGCCCCCGCGTCTACCAGGCCATTCGGCCATACCTGCATCCCCCAGTCATTCCCCTGCACATCCCCGACCTTGACGTACTCCTCGGCCGCCGGGCGTAGCGCGTAGACCCGCCGTGCGGTCGTACCATCCGGGCCCTGACCCGGCGCGCCGAAGCCGCAGATCCAGACCCGGCGCCGGTGTAGACTGTTGCTCGTGGGCATGGTCGTCCCCGAACCGGGAGGCCCGGAGATCTCCACCGTCTGCTCCGCGTTCCCGGCCACCTCGAGCGCCAGGTAGGAGGGTCCGCTGTCGGTCGCGATATAGATGCGGCGCCCGGTCGTGTTCGCGGGGCCTGATCGCACGGTGACATGTAGGCTCTTCGTCTGCCCTGCCGCCACGTCGAAACTGGCCGTGGTTCCATAGATGTCCTGGCTGGCCGTGGTCTCGCCATCGCCTCCGGTATCGTCATCCTTGTAGTAGGTGACCCGCACGCCATAGATGTGAGGGCCTCCGAAACCGCCTCCGGAAGCCGTCTCAATGCCGCCGAGCGGATAGAAGATATCGGGTTCGCTACCCAGACCGATCAGCGGACTGTCGGTCGCCGTGGTGCCGGCGCCGCTCCCGGCGAAGCATTCCTCCTCGTCGCTCACGTTGCCGACGCTGTAGAAGTGCCAGCCGGTCGTGAGATCGTCACCCCAGATCCGTCGCACTACCGGTATACCCGGGGTCATCTGGAAAGTGGCGACGGCCCAGTAATGCCCATCGGGACCGACCATCATCCCGCATGAGCCTCCGGGTTCCCACGGGCCAAACCCGCCGATCTCTGGCCGAGGCAATGCCACCGGGCTGCCCAGGCTCAGGCTCCCGGCCGAGACGGTACCGAGCAACGCATAGAGCGAGTAATCCGGCAGGCCACTCGTGTACGGATCCCAGTCCTCATTCCAAAGCCACCAGAGCGTAGACCCGTCCCGCAACAGGCACGCACTCGTTGGCGCCGGGCCGCCTTTGGCCTGGCCTCCTGGCCCGGTCACCGGTTCGAACGTGTGGCTGCCCGCCTCGCTCCACCCTTCCGCCGTCAGGAGTTGAGCGAACTGTCCCCGCAGGATGGCCAGCCGCCGATGCAGTGTCTCGGGTTCGGAACTGAGCCAGCTCCATAGGTCGGAGCCGATCATCCCGATCGCCCCGTGGACGTTCGTCCAATGGTCCTCCTCCTGGCCCGGCCAGGAGATATACGCGGCCTCTCCGATCCAGTTGATGGTCGGTCCGGGCCGCGGCCCGGCCAGTGCCGGCACGCCCTGCATCGGAATGACGAGCGACCCGTCTTCGGCCCGCAACCAGGCCACACGCTCGCCGACCTCGGGTGTGCGAGGACCGGCCACCAGCACTCGCTCCGGCCGTCCTGCCAGCCTGATCTCGCCCGGGCGCAACACCTGCGTTACGACTCCCCAGCCGCTCTGTGCGGCTCGCCGAAATAGTCGCCCGAGCACTTCGGAGATCTGTGCGCTCACGTGTCCCTCCAGCACTCGAGCTGCACGGTATGCGTCCAGGAGACCGCCTCTTCGTCAAAGCTCACCGGGACCGCGATGATCAGGGCTTCGAGATCAGGACATCCGCCTGGCAGGTTCTCCAGCATGATGCGCTGGCCCTTCCGATAGGGAAATGGACGAGGCCAGAGGATGCTCACCGCATACAGCCGTTTCCCGCTCTCGGCCGCCAGGTCGTCCGCGATCTGCTGGCAGATATCGCTGCCGACCAGGTTGTCGTCGCGCTCGACGCGCGGCCTGGCGCCGCCCCCATCCGCCTGTCCATAGTAAGTGTCCCCTTCGTCCACCGGGAGCTGCCGGATTCCCGACTGCAACGTCCCCGGTCCCTGCGTGAACGTGGTGTTGTTCACGCTCTCGCCATCTTCGGACACGGTGATCGTGGTGACCACGGTGCGCAACTCGGTGGGGGTCACCTGCTCGTACCGCGTGATCGTTCGTTGCTTCTGTGTCCAGGAGCCGCCCTCATATTCCGATCGGCGCTCCTCCTGCAGCACGAGACGGTATTGCAGGTCGTAGCCGAACTCCGTGACCCGCCGCACGTGTTTCGGCTCCTCCGTGTGCAGATCTCGATCCTCATGGATCATGCTGGCAATCTGCACTTCGCCCAGCACCCGCTCATCGCCCTGACCGCCGGACCCACCTCCAGAGGTCTCCGCATCCCGCATCCCGCCCGCGCCGCTGTTCGCGGAGCACGAGTAATAGACGGTGCGATACGTGATGTCCTCGGTCTCCCGACTCACGACCACCCGGTGGCCCGAGTTGTCTACGATCCCCGTCTCAGTCACTCGGTGGTTCGGGCTGTCTTGGGTGACCGCGACCGTGGTGCCGCTCGGCACCTGCCGCGAATAGTTGGCATACTGGAACTGGCCTGCGGTCCGATAGGTCGCGCCGTAGACCCGGATGTCGCCGACCAGTGGCTGCCGGGTGCGGCGAATGCTCCGTACGACGCCCTTGGAGCAGTCCAGCGTCCCCGCCACTGGCCCGTTTCCACGCCGCCGCACGATCAACGTCATGCCCTGGACCCACGCATCCACTCGGTAGCGCTGGCTGATGCGCAGCGGCCCCAGGATCCGCTCGATGGCCGAGGCTGGGGATTCCTCCGGCGATAGGGAGAAGTGCCGCAACCCATAGTTGGGAGCATCCCATTCCACCGCCAGGCCCACCAGCCCGGCGATCTGCTCCACTAGGCTCCGCGCACTCGGGTAGGTATACTCGGACGGGTCGTCCTTCGGCCACGTGCCGAAGCCATAGTCCTGCTCGGTCCGCTCGTCTATCAGAAGGGCCGCCTGGTCCCGGGCCTCGACCACGCTCCCCCATCCGGTGGGAGTCGGCTCGAGCGCCATATCATCTACCCGGAAGGTGCCATAGTCACTGAACCCGAGATCCCGCAACCCGAACTGCACCTGGAAGGTGTCGCCTTCCGTCAGTTCACGCCACGCCGTTGCGACAGGCTGTAGACGTGTGGTGGTCTCGGTCTCCCGGAGGTGCAGCGTCGCCGCATCGGCCAGCGATGCCAGCCGACTGTCAATGCTCGCTGCGACGATTCTGCGCTCGAGACTCACTCGCTCAGCTCCAGATGACCTGTGCCTGCGGCGCCAGGAGTTGCTCCTCGGCCGCCGCGCGCAATTCCTGATTCAGGACCCGCGCCTGCAACCCGACCGGACTCGCCAGGAGAGGCACGACCACTACTTGCAGTCCGATCGCATCCGAAAGGCTCAGGTCTACAACCTCGGCCTGCAGGCCAAGGCGGTCCGTGAGCAAAGCTGTCACGGAAACCTGCAGGCCGAGTTGATCTATCAACATGGACATCTACGTCTCCTCGAACTGCACATAGGCCAGCCGGTCATTGCCCACTTCGCTCGTGTCGGCCAGCACGTTGTAGCGCATCCAACAAGCGGCGTACGCGCCTACAGCCAGCTCCCCGATCGTGACGTTCGCCGTCCCCCAGGTCCCCGCGGAGCCCGACGTATTCAGAGTCGGCGGCTCAACGCCCAGGGATGCATCTGGGGTCGTGTCGGAAAGGGTGGTGGCCGTGTTGTTGGCGATGGTGCCTGCCAACTTGTACGTGGACCCGCCTACCGCGGTGCGATAGATCTTGCGTTGGGTCGTCCCGGCCGGACCGGTTGGGATCCCCGTCAGATCAACCTGCTGATTCCCACCCGTCGTGGTGATCGTGGCACTCACCGTCCCTGCCACCGTCTCACCGTTCGCCGTCACGAAGGTGACCTTGTAGTGGTAGTCTCCGACCTCGAGGCCGAAGCCCGAGACCGCCGCGCCGCTCGGGGCGCCGGGATCTGCCAGCGGCGCGTCCGCCGCGATCTGCAGCATGTCTATCCCGTCATTGCCCGCGCTCGCGACCCGCCGGCAGCGGCAACCGCTCAGGCTCTCGGCCGCGGTGCTCATGTTCTTCCACCAGATCCGGCGCGCGGTAGTCGCGGCCCCGTCCTGCACCGTCCCCTCGTCGTAGAGCGAGGCCGCCGGGGTGGCGCCGTCGCTCTCATACTTCGTGACTTGCTTTGCCATGATCCACCTCGTCATAGGCCGCCAGGAAGGCCCGCGCCAGACTCTCCACCGCCTCTTCCTTCGCGTCATCCATGGTGCGCACCGCGAGTTGCCGTGGCTGGTCCGCCAGCAACTCCAGAACGTGCTCGGTCACCGCCTGAAATCGCTTCATCGCGATGTGCACAACTTCATGGCAGGCCACGTGCCGTGGGTCCATGATATGGGAGCAGTTGATCGCGATGGTCACTATTCGTTGCGCGATGATCGTCTTAGCCCAGGCGTCGTCCGGAAGGGTGTCATCGGCCACCACCACGATCTCCCAGCCCGGGTCGAGCAGAATGCGGTTGCCCCACCGCTCTACCCAGTCCCGGAACTCCGGCGCCACCCCCATCTCTGCGGCCCACACCACTTTGATCACGCTCGCTCTCCCTACAACGCCTGCAGCACGGCGAAAACCATCTCGACTTCGTATGCGTCCTGCCCCCGGATCGGAGTCTCTTTCATCTCCCGGAAAAACACCAGATAGGAGGCCTCGAGGTCCGTCCATTTGAGCGGCGTGGCCACCAGCTCATACTTCTCCCGCAACGCGCTCAAGGTCGAGGAACTCACCCATTCCGTTCGGCACGTGATATCCTGGTCCGCAGTGGCCACCCCGAAATCCTGGATCACCCGCCCTCCATCGAGGGTCTGGACGGAACTCGAGCGCCGCGCCGGCAATCCTTTTCGATATTCGCTCGGGTCCACGTCCAGGTAGACCGGATCGCTATCGTCCGCCAAATCCAGGCAATACTCACTTGGCATCGGATTCCCGCTTCCGTTCCCGCCGCGCGTGCTGGGCCTGCTTGAGCCGCCGCACTTCCTCCAGCACCGCCTCCGCCACTTCCATCGGCTCGATCTGGATCAGTCGGTAAATCTCCGCTGCCACCCGCCTGTAATGGTCGTTCAGTTCGCTCACCGCCTCAGCCCCAGGCTCCGGGCCAGTTCCCGCGCGGTCCGGTTCGGAACCTCGAACCCCGCCTCTTCCCTCAGGCTGTCCACCGCCTTCCGGAAGCCCCGGAATCCTTCCCGGCCTCCCTGGGCCGCGGCGCAGGCGATGAACATGTGCTCCATCCGCTCCGCCGCCTCGAGCGCCCTCTGCCGCTGGATCGCCCGGGCCATGACCGCCACCTGTGCCGGGGTCCAGGTCTCCTCGAGTTGTTCTACCGACTCGACCCCACAGGCCGTCATCAACAGCGCGTAGACGTCGGCCCGGCCGACTTTCCGACTCAGGCCAGAGCCGTCGTCTTCACCAGCTTGCCGATCTCCGCGATCTGTTGCCGCAAAAAAGGGACCTGGTTCACCTCGAGCATCGCCCGCACGATCTGCACGGCCAGCGGGAGAGTCAGATGCTCCATCAGGTAATCTGGCTCGACATCGAAGAGCTTGCCCAGAAACTGCTCGAGCATGCCGGCGAGCGTCGGCAGAAGCGTCGGCAGGTTCTCCTCGAAGTGCGCCAGATCGAGCGTTGGGTGTTCCTTCACGATCTGCTCGAGGATGATCCCGAGGTCGGCCCCGAGCCGCTTGATCTGGGCGAAGGTGAGCGCGCGGACCACGATGCTCCGATCGCCGATCGTGAAGTTCCGTTCGGTCGGGAACTCATAGGTCTCGATCTTGCACGTTGCCGTTGCCTTCCCGAGTCTGCGCCTGAGCCACTCCATGCCGCCTCTCCCGTTCTAAGATGGGGCGGGCCCCGTCGCCCGCCCCATCTTCCCGCGACCCTGTCAAGGGTGGGCCGATGGCCCTCGTTCTGCCCCGCTATACGACGTCGTACTCCTCGATGCAGCCGAACCGATCGCCCAGCGCGCGGCTGGTGTCCTCCAGCACGGTGATCTTCATCGGGATCGCCCGCGCCGCATCCTTGCTGATCTTGATGGCGCCGCCGAACCCGACGTTGCAGCGGTAGAACGCCACTGCCTGCTTCTTGCCCGTTGGCCCTGGCATCACGATCATCACCGACTTCTCCAGGATGCTGGATCGCCCGCCGAAGGTCATGCGTCGGCGACCGACCCCGGCCTCGACGATCTGGCCCGCTCCCAACACGACCTGCATGTTCTCCATGCTCGACTCGAGCAGCGGGATGGTCAACTCGCAGGTCGTCTCGCCCGGGTAGGTCTTCACCGGCGCCGTGCCGTGCTGGCCGAAGATCTTCTTGATCTCCTCCTGGAAGTTCCAGTCCAGGGTATCCGCGAAGTCGCCCAGGTACTGGCCATCCACGTACACCGCATCGGCCACCCCGACCATCACGGCATCCGGGTCGTCCACGCCCGCGGCGTAGTAGACGAAGGCCTGCGCCACCGTTCCGGTCGGCTCGGTGTCGTCGTTCTCGCCCACGCCGATATCCTGGAAGCCGCCCTCCCAGTCATCGTCCGCGATGTCCAGCGCCACCGTGAGTTCCGTGGCGCTCACGTAGGCCACGTTCGCCGCGTCCACGGCCACAAAGATCTCGTCTCCGTGCTTCCGGAAGAAGACCTTCGACTTACTGGGGGCGTCCGCGAAGTTCGTCCCGGTCAGCGTCAGCGTGTCACCGGTCTTCCCGATGTAAGGCTTGACTTGCGTCAGTGTCGGTGCCGCCATGTCCGTTCCTCTCCTAGTTGCTCAGCTCTTTCAGGTCAAAGACTAGGTTAAGAGAGGCCAGATGTGCCCCTGGCGCCTCCTCCCCGATATACGCCGGCGAACTCATCGCCTGAATTGAGTTCGCCCACATCCCAGCTCCCAGATCCGTCTCTGGGGCGTTGTGCGTCAGCTTCATCACCGCGTAGGCCTTGGCCAGCGCTCCGTTCGGGGTCGCCGCCCGGGCCACGACCTGCAGGGTCGGATGCTCCCGCCTCCCATATCGCTCGGGCCGGTAGCCGCCCGTCGCGTGAATGCTCAGGCAGATCACCGGGGTGCTCGGCCGCTGGAGCTTGAAGATCGTCTGGCCTACAGTCCCCTGGCCCCGGCTCTGTAGCCATATCGCGAACTGATCCACCAATACTGGCATCATCATAGGGCCCGCGCGACCGCGCCTTGCAGGTTGGTCAGGATCTTGCCGGACATCTGCTTCACCGGCTTCTCCAGATACTTCGCCTCGCCACCCTTGGGATGATGAAAGTCGAGCCGCTCGTGCTGTTCCAGCGCATATGGCTGGTTGAAGCCGACCAGCGCCTCGACCTGGTTGCCCAGCGCTTCGACCGTTGGGCTAGGCGCGGCCACTTGGTGGATCACCTGGATGCCCTTCTCCGCGGCCTTCGGCAACCCGGCATTGCCGATCGTCTTGCCGGTGCCCACGTTGACGGCCTGGGTATGTTGGCCGCTCACCCGCTTCCCGTTCACATAGACCTGCGCATAGCCCGACGCCCGGAGCGTCCCTTCGTCCAGCGGCGCCAGTTGCATCGCCTCGCCGAGCACCGCCTCCGCGGCCAGCGTCATCTCCTCTTTCACGGCCTCCTGGACCCGGGCAAATACCGGGCCTCGCGAATCAAGCGCGGAGAGTACCTGGGAGAACCCCGTGAAGGTGACACCGAGCGTGCCCGATGCTCGCCCGCGGCCGCCGGAGAATCCGATCGAGGAGACATCAGCAGGCATCGGCTTTGCTCTATCCCTTGGGAGGTGGAATCAGGGCTGGTGCCGCGAGGTCGTGCTGCGTCTGTAGTAGCCGCAACTGCGCGATCACGGCCCCGACGACACCGGACCAGAGCAGGTCCCAGTTGATCGGCTGGTGCGACTGGGCCTGCCCCAGGGCATAGATGGCGAAGGCCACCAGCACCGGCACCAGCCAGACCAGATGCGTGGTGAGCCACCGTTTCCAGTAGGCCGCTGTGTACTCCATCTCAGAACTCCTTCTGGAATACCAGCATTGTCTTCGCCGGCCCCGTAGGTCCGCGCGCCGGCGCGAAGGTCAGGGAGAGTCCGCTGCCGGTCGCCTTGCGCCCAAGCAGCGCCAGCGCGTTGACCGACGCATACCAGCTCAACCCATAGTCCGTCCACGGGAGATAGACGACTCCGGCCTTCAGTGGCAAACCGTCTCGCATCACGTTCAGGGATAGCGCAGGTCGGTAGTACCTTTGCCGTTGCGGGGCCTGCCCCTGGCCATCAGTGGTCGTCTCTTCCCAGATCAGTACTTCCAACCGACTGGCATGCGCGAGGAACCGGCCCACATCGGCCGGTCGCGTGATGTTCAGGAGGTCCTGGATATCCGGCGGGTTGTCGGTCTCGTACATATGCAAGTTGACGATGAAGGAGGTGGCCCAGAACGAGCCCGCGTCCTTGTCGAAGGACGTCACCAGGACAGGGCCTCCACCCTCCAGGGTCACCTCCGCGCAGACCGGAGCAATCAGCAACGCCGAGAACATCACCAACAGGGCCGCCAGGAAGACGGCCTGCTTTGCCCAGAGGCGGTTGCCCCAACGACTTCGTCCCATGCTTTCTCTCCTCATAGGTAGATTCGCTTCACCGATGCCTCGCCTCCCAGATCTCGGGAGGCCGATACCGTGATCGCTATCAGGTACGTCGTCCCGTCACATGAGAGTTGATCTCCGACCGCCATCTCCTGTGCCGGCGCCACCGTCACGGTGACTTCGGAGGTCACCTGCTCTCCTTGGAGATTTCGCACCAGCCGGCGCTTCTCGATCCAGCGGCCCGCCAGCTGCTCCGCCTCCCCGAATGTCGGTTGCCCGTATCCGTCCGTGCCCGTCCGCGGCTTGCGCCAAATGGTCTGGGCCAGATAATCCTCGATCACATCAGGTCCTCGGGCCGTATCCGCAACGGCTGCCAGCGGCCGCGACCCGTGCGGAGCTGGAATAGCTCGAATCGGGTCACGACATAGGCCACCAGTCGGCACGCCTGGCCCCAGGAGCAGAGACGGATCCGGTGCAACAACCCAAGGGCCCGCACGAGCATGTGCAGCAGTCGCCGCCTGCGCACGCGCACCTCGATCTGAATGGAGATCTCCGCGTTCATGTTCGGCTCCCTGGCGTGAGTTCGCCCTGGGGCCACGGCGAGGTGGCCAGCACCCCGCCGCGCAGGATGAATGGGGCTATCAGGCCTCGTGCCTCCGCGCTCACCACTGGCGAATTGCTCCGGGCCGTGCCATACGTCTCGCTCAGCCCGTCCACGGAATAGGCGATGACACCTGCGGCCTGCAGCGCCGATCGCCGCGAGGCCGTCGGCCCGTACGCCAGCAGGGCCAGTGCCTCTTCACACTGGGCCTGCTTGACCGGCTCCGGGACGATATAGGTCAGATTCGCATTCACGTCTCGGTATCGAGGAAAGCTCAAGGCCTGGGTATCCACCACGGGCGAGAGGGGGCCGCCGATCACATCGCGCTCGATCCGGATCCGACATGCCTCGATGTGTCGGCAGGCCGTGAGCAACGCCTTCTCCTTGTCCCCATCCTTGGCCGTCTCCCACGCTTCCGCGCGCAGTCGGCCCGCGAAATACTCGTTCGCCTCCGCCAGGGTGACGTAGGAGTTGCTGCTCTCTCCCGAGATCGTGGCGACGATGCTCATGCCCTACGACTCGACTTCCTCGACCTTGTCGCCGTGATAGAAGAGTAGATGGATGGCATGCTGGGCCGAGAAGCCGCGCGGCTCCGCCTCCACCGTGATCGTGATGGCCCCGTACCGCTGGCGAATCGTCTCCCCATTGCGGCTCCGGAGATAGAACTGCTCTCCGACCTGCACCAGTCGTTCCAGCGCTTCGGTGCGTGCCGGCTCCGGCAGCGCCATCCGTTCGGCCAGACTCATCCCGGTCTTCGGAATTGCCGGTTCGGCGGACTGCTCTACCCGATCAGCCGCCGCATCCGGAGTCGCCGTCTTCGTCTGTCTCTTCGGCTGCATCCGCATCTCTCGCTCCTAAGAGGTCCAGGGGCCGGATTGCCCGGCCCCCGCCGTTCTCACTGTCCTGTGCCGATCCCTACGCGGCCGGCGTGCCGACCACCAGCACGTCCACCAGCAGGCCCGCGGTTGGCGTCTCGGCATAGATGTCGAAGCCCGTCGTCGCCTTGTTGTAGGCGCTGATCACATCGGATGTCCCGGGCGCGTTCGTCACCGGAGTGAGCATGACCGTGTACGTGGCGTTCGCCATGTCCTTGGCCAGCCCGAGGCCCACATTGCCATAGTCGCTCTGGGTGTTGGTGAATCCGAGTTCGGTATTCTCGGTGCCGTTGCCGACCACGAGGCTCGAGCTGCCACCGGTCCCCGTGGCGCTGATCCGGACCTTGGTGCCCTCCGCCACGGCCACGATCTGCGCGTGGAGCGCGTCGATGATCGTGGCCACCTGGGCCGCCATGGCTCGCGCCAGGATTGGCACATCGCCCGTGCCGGCCGCCTCGGTGCCGCCGTTGGCCACCCCGAGCTTGAGTTCGGCGCTGCAGTCGTGATCGGCCGCCGGCGTGACCACCACGGCGCTCGTCGTACCTTTATTGCCCGACGTGATCACGTAGTGATCGGTCGAGTAGGCCACGGTCACCGCCGCGAAGTCACCGCCCTGGACCCGAATGACGGTCTGCATCTGGGCCGCGACCTTGGCCCCGGTGTTGCAGCCGCCGCCGGCCGTCCAGTCAAAGGTGAAGCTGACGGCAGCGCCGCCGTCCACCGCCACCTTCAACTTGGTTTCCGGCTCCGCGCTCATATCCGTCTTGGCCCCGGCCACTCCGGTGCTCGTCCCAGCCGCGCCAGTCACCGTCCAGGTCTGGTTGCCCACGGCATTGGGGTTGATGATGAACGTGTTGCCCACCGTGAGCGCGAAGGGCCCGTCCTCGCTGCTCAGCAGGGTGGCCGCCAGGCTGGGCGCCGAGAAGAGCAGGCTGGTCGGGTTGCCTCCTGCCAGCGCCACCTGACCCCGGAACAGCCGCTCGCCGGCCGCCGGGCCGCCCAACGGGTCCTCGATCAGGGCAACGCCCGAATCGAGCTTGTCCGCGGTCACGGCGCCATCTGCGAGCTGATCGGTGTCAACCCCGCCGTCCTTCACCTGGATGCCATCGTCGCCGATGGCTACAGTCGTGTCGTCCACGACCGTCGAGACGGTGCCGTCTGTGATGTCAACGCCATCGCCGGCCACGAGTCCGCCGGACTCAGCGTTCCGAATGAGTGTGCCCAGGTCCAGGTCACCAGCGACCGGGCACATCTCCTTGAGTTTCGTGATCTCCACGTCCGTGATGGCCATGATCTCTTTCTTCTCCTGATCAGGATTGCCCGGGCCAGCGGCCCGGGCTCACCGGTCCTACGCCAGATCCTGAAGGGATGCCATCACGTACGGGTTCAGGACCCGCAACTGCGCGTAGTGGATGATCCACATGCGCAACGCATCGCCGCTGTTGCCCATGACCAGGATGCCGAAGCCAGGGGTGCCTGGCGCGGTGATGATGGGCCGCAACTCCTTCGCCAGCGGCGAGTTGCTGGTAACCGGGAGCTGCTGGTAGTCGAACTTCGAGGTGTCCACCGCATCCATCCGGCCCGTGGTATAGCCCGGCACCTGGATCACCGGCGTGCCCTCGAAATCGAGGGCGAGGTAGCCACCGGACAGCCGCTGTGGCGTCTGCCGGCGCTCGCCCTTATACAGGGCGCCGAAGTTCCGCCACTGGGTCGGTCCGCACCAGATCTCCAGGGCCGACGGATCGGCCCCGCGGAGCTTGATGGTGTCAACCATGTCCGCCACCAGCGCCTCGGTCAGGTTCCGCGGCGTGCCGCCATTGGAGAGCACGTAGGCCTTCCACCAGGTGTAGGTCCCACGGTCCAGCCCGGCATAGGTGCCGGTGTCCGCGATCCCCGCCAGGATCCCGGTGATGGCCTTGCCGGAGAAGGTCGTCCCGTCCCCCAGGGTCTGGGTGTTGATGCTCACCTTGAGATCCTGGATCGCCTTCTCCACTTCGTCGGTCAGGGCATTCATCAACATCCCGCCCTGCTCGCTGATCGCCAGGGTGAGCCCGGAGATGCCCACGCGCGCCCGCACCGACTTGTAGGCCAGGGTCGCCTTCTTGTACTGCTGCTTGCCCGTGGTCCCGTCGTCGGTGTCGGTCTCATCGTAGGCCGCGACCTCCGAGTTGCCCGCGTAGTTCACCCGCCAGGAGAGGTCTGGAGTGCCTTCCCGCACCCGACCCCGCTCCACCATGCGGCTGTAGAAGAAGACGTCCCTCGTCAACGCCTGCACGAACAGCGGGCTGTAGTTCTGTGCCAGGTTGTCGACGATATCCGCCAGCTGCAGCGCCATTCTGATTTCCTTTTCCGCGAGCGGCTCCTACCCGTTCAGGGACTGCATCCGCCGCTTCGCCTCCTCAAACGTCTTGGGGGGTTCCTTCTCCGGTGTCTTCGGATCTGGATTGCTCGGTCCCCCGATCGGCGGTTTCGGCGACTGCGACTGCACCAGATAGGGACGATCCTTGACCAGTTGCTCCAGGGCGGCCTCGAGGCCGACCACCGCGCCATTCTCCACCTTCACGTTGGCCCACTCCGGAGATGCCTTCGCCAGCAGATAGGCCGCCTCGGTGTCCCCGATGTTCACCTTGCTGGCCGCCGTGGCGAATGTGGTCTTGAGGCTCAGGTCGGCGAGTTGCTCGATGGCCCGAACCTTCTCGGCTCGCTCCAGGTCGAGCAACTCCTTGAACTTCCCCTGGTCCTCGAGTTTCTTGCGCTTCCGCTCGGCCTCCGCGTCCTCGTGCTCCTTGACCTTCGCCTCGAGCGTCCGCTTCTCGGCCGCGTAGGTATTGAGCCGCTGCTGCACGCCGCCCTTGAACTGATCGTCGTTCAGCACCAGCGGTTCTCCGCGCGCGACCGCCGCGGCCTGCTCGGCCGTCAGGGCAATCCCCTGTGGAGCTGGCGGGTCCTTGGGCGGGTCGGCCGGCGGCTTCGGCGGATCCTTGGGCGAATCACTACCACCCCCACCTCCGCCACCTCCACCATCTCCGTCCGCCGCAAAGAAGCACAGATGTGGAAACCATCGTCCCATGTGATGCCTCGCTCCTCGTGTCCGCTTGCGCGGATCCCGTATTCGCCCGGCGGCGATCTGCTCGGCTTTCTGCGGTCCGAGCGACCTTATCTCTCCGCTCTCTCGCGGCGGGTGCGCTCAGTTCAACTCGACGTCATTTGCTCTTCGGCCGTGCCGGCTTCTCCGGCTTGGGGCGGTATCCGCTGGCATGTGCAGCACGGCCCTGCCGCGCCGCCTTTGCCTTCCCGCCCGGGCCGCGGTAGACCTTACCGTGGCTCCCCCATTGATAGCCGCCCTTCTTCGGATGCACCGGCATGCTCGGCCTCTGCCTGCCCAAACGAAAACGGCGAGCGTTTCCGATGCCCACTCTCCCGGTCTCGCTCCATCCGTAGACGGTGCCGAGAGAATTCAGCATCAGAAACGCCCGCCGCGTAGTTGCTACGAAGGCAGGCACTCTTCAATTGTCGGTCCGCGGTGGCCCCCGCGTTCCGGCGCCACTATACTCGCCGGCCTATCCCCTGTCAAGCGGTCGCGCGAAAAAGTGCCAGGGTCCTTCTTCGCCGTGCCCTGATCCGTCTCGCCCGATTTCCCCGGCGCCGGCAGGCGAAATACCGCCGTTGCTCCACCATGTCGAGCGCCACCTGCCGATGATACGGATCTCCGATCGCCCTGGCCTGGTAGACTGTGTGCACTGTCGCCGTCTGGATCGCCGCCTTCGCGAACCGCTTGTACTCACGTTCTGTCATGATCCTGTGCCCCGTTCCGCTCGAGCTGTGGTATACTGGATTTGCCGCTCGAGGTAGAAAATCCGCCCACGATCCAGAGGCTCCAAGGGCCAAGGGGATGCGGGGACCGGCGGTCCCGCCGAGCGGCGTGTCCTATCCCTTGGCTCGTGACTCATCCCGCTCGAATTCCTTCTGCCTCGCGTATCGCAAGCTCGCTATCGAGTTCTGGGTCTCGCCTTCCTCCCGCGAAACGATCACCGCCGCGCGTAGGTATCGGTCCTCCTCCTGGAGGTAGAAGATCGCCACGTTCGGATCCGCGCGATTGGGGAACACCGCGGTCGGGTTGCTCAAGAGCTCTGGCAGAAGGTGCTCCACCTCTTTCACATCCGGGTGCATGGTGAGGTAGTGCTCTCGCCGCTCTCCGGTCAACACCACGCCGGTCTTTCCAGCCTCGAACCTCTGCGCGACCTGAGGCGGAAGATTCCCGATCGATACCACCTCCCGCGGGCTGAGAGCGGTGATGCGTCCGACCAGTGTCCGCTGTTCCCGGGCCGCTCGTCTTTCCAGCCGTGCCCGACCTTCGGCCGCCTGCTGCACCAGCCGCTCCCGCTCGGCCTTGGCCACCCCGGGGAATGCTGATCGGAACCGCCGTTGCAGTTCCGCCGGGCTCTGGTCGAGGATGCTTGGGTCCTTCACGAAGCCCGCTTTTCGTTGCGCCGCGCTCTTGTAGCGCATCACGAACGGTCGGAGCACATGCCGGCAGTTGGGATGGAATGGCGGGCCCCCGTTGATCGCGCTGAGCGGCGGATATCCGTCCAGCGGCTCACCGGTGAGAGAGACCACCACGTTCTCATAGTACCGGCAGAAGTCGGCCGCACCGTGCGCCGATACCTGCGCGAGTTGGACCCCATGGTCCAGGAGTCGGTCAACCGTGCCCTGCACATTCGCTTGCCGCGTCGTCGTCCGCGCCACCATCTCCGTATATCTGTCGAGGTCCCAGTCCCGCCCGAGCCGATCGGTGAAGAGCAACCGGCCTTTGGAGACCAGTTGCTCCTTGATCTCCGTGCTGGTCTCGATGCGCGTCCACCCCTCCGCAATCCCCTTGGCCGTCGCCTCGATCCCAACACGGCGGAAGAGGTCGTCAACCCGCCGCCCGATCTCTGCATTGGCGAACAGCAACGTCCGCTGCATCTCCTGGACCGCCAGGGCCACCGCCTCCCGGTTCACCAATGCGAATACCTGCGGCTTTGTTGGCCGGGTGTTGATGCCCACCCGACGCAGCCGCCGCATCTCCTGGTCCGCGAAGGTGATCCCGGCCTGATAGTTGAGGGGAAGGTTCGTGCTGATCCAGGCCGCGGCCTCGTCATCGAGCCCCGCCAAGATCTCATGGTACTGGATCAGGAGAGCTCGCGCGCGAATCCGTTGCGCCGCCGTGGAACTGGCCCGGGCCAAAATCTGCAGCACATCCGCCGCCGCCTGCCGGTAGATCGCCACCAGCGAATCTATCGCATCGGGCGTGAACGCCGCCGCGAAGGCCTGTGCTCGCTCTACCGGTATCGCGACTGGCATCCGTCCTCAATCCCTACGGCTGCCCGCCGTCCGATGCCCCACCGTTGGTCGGCACGGTCCGGGTTCCGAGTAGCGCGGCTTCCTGCTCCTGCTCCTCCGCGATGCGCTCCATCTCCGCGTCCACGGCTTCGGGGCCATCCAGGCGCCGGATCGAACTCTCGATGGAGGTATTCCCGGCCGCCCGCCGCAGCGACTCCTGGCGGGTGAGCTGATCCAGGTCCTCGGGCAGACCGTCCGCCCATTGGATAGATACCGGCGCCGGCTCGTAGCCGGCTCCACCATGAATCTGCTCCAATTGCTGCGCCGCGTAGAGCACGGCCTTGAGTCCGCGGTCGAAGTAGAGCCGCTTCCGGTTGATCTTCGCGACGGTCCGGATCAGGCGGAGCCGGAGCGCCGTTCCGCTCGCCGCGATTCCGAACTTGTCCAGACCAAAGATGCTCGGCCCGGTCTCGCTCAGGATGAAGAGCAGCTCCATGAGGCGGTCAATGTAACTGAAGGCCGCCGTGAGTTGCGCATCCCAGGTGAGGTACTTGACATCATCCTCCCCCGGCTCCTTGATGATGACGTCCAACTTGTCGAGCTGCAGTTTCCCGTCCTCATCGAGCATGGAAGGCGGCGCCACCAGCCGCGGCGCCACGTGCTTGTCGAGCACGGTGTCCACCATGCTCATGCGGTTGTTCAGCGCCTCGATCAGGCTCTCCAGGCCCTGATAGTCGCTGATCCCCCAGAAGCGGCTGCCATAGCGGAAGTTCGGGACGTGGTACAGCGGAATCTCAGTGAGGCCGGTCTCCACCTCCGCCGGAAGGTCAACGTACTCCGGCAGGTAAGTGATCTCGATCTCCTCTGCCTCTTGGGTATTCGGACTCAGGCGGAACAGGCGGTTTCGGATAATCCCTGGCTCGTGCTCCTCCACCCGTACCAGTTGGCGCTTCGGATCGAAGGGGTCTGCCTTGAGCCAGGCCAGCGACGCCCGCACCACTTGCCGGACGTTGTCCTCGGAGAACTCCGGGAAGTAGATCGTGACTGGCACTTCCTCGATCAGCGCCTCGGGCTTCTCGCTCTGCGGCGTGCGCAGACCCCATCGCGCCTTGAGCAGCATGTCCCCGCGGAAGCTCCCCGCCAGGGCCGCTTCGTACGCCAACACGACTAGGTCGTTCTCCTTCACCAGTCGGCCGACGGCCTCGAGCGCCCCGGTGTTCGTCTCGTCCGCGACGGTGAAGTCCGGGGGTTCGCCCACCAGCATATCCGCGCACAGCGTGCTCAGCATGCCGGCGAAGTTCGCGGTGATGTAGCGAAGCAACTGGTACTTGCCTCCCGTCTTCACCTTGAACACGTCCGCGTGCTGCGCCAAGAACAGGGCCTCGTATCTCGAATACCGGCCCAAGCGCGCCTCCGCCCCCGCTGGGGGATACACCTTCCAGTTGATCGCCATGACCTCGCTCCTCAGTTCTCGCCGCCTGTGCTATACTTGCCGGGAAAGGAACCGCCCATGTCCCGCTTCCACCGTGTCGCCATCGCGCTGGCCCTGATCCTGCTTACCATCATCGCCTTCGTCCAGATCTCCTCATGGTTGGATTCGCAGAGGTTGAAGGGTCAGGCCCGCATTGCCGCGGAACTCGCCGCGAAGGCCGAGAAGAAGGCCCGGACGGAGGCTATCATCCAGTCCTGGCTTGAGTTCGCCCTGGACCTTCATGCCGCCATGAATGACGGCTCTGGCCCCACCCGAGCCCAGATAACCCGGATTCAGACGTTGATGGACGAAACCGCGGATGTCTTCCCGGAATTCGTCGACGTCGACCGCAACACCGGACATTGCCGGGCTCTGGCCAAGTACCCATTCCCTGGAACCTACCCCCTTGATGATATCACCTACCCTCGCGTAGAACTCGCCCGCGTCATCTGCGAGGCCAGCCCGCTGGTGACCGAGCATCTTTCGGAACCCCAGGCCCGAGGACGCGCTTCCATTGTCTGGGATGCCCTCAGAACACTGGCCGTGAACGACCCATCCCGCTCCCATCTTCCACCGGCCACGGCCCCTTAACCGCCCCGCGGGAATCGCTGGTCATGCTCCAGGCTCTCCGTGATGATCTCGGTCACGACGCGCGCCAGGTCTTCCTTGCGTCCCTGCGGCACGGCAATATCACCGATCCGTTCCCCGTTGTAGTACAGGTTCACCGTGGTCGGACCTCCACCGGATGTGCCCGCCGTGGCGGTTGCCGGCACCATGCCAGCATTGCCGCCCTGCATCGCCCTCTGGAGTTGCTGCTTCCAGGCTTCTGCCATCTGGTTCACGAGGTTGACAATCCCCGTGCCCGCGGTCGCCAGCGCGTCCCTCCAGGTCTTCGCCTCGGTCTCGATGTGCCCAATGGTCAGGTCGTGCTCTCGCTGTCTCGCCGCGAATTCCTCGGCCTGCCGTGCGTGGACTTCCTGCTGCGCATCGAGGGAGATACGCATGACGTCCTGCAGGATCGCCTCAATCTCATCGCGGCTGATCTGCCCTCCCTGGTACGCCGCGAGCCCCGCCTCGCGTATCTGCTTCGCCCAGTCGAGTCGCGCCTCGGCTGGCATCGCCCCCTGCCCCGCCTCTGCCATCGCCCGGGCCTGGTCCTTCAACTTCTCCTGTTGCGCCCAGTTGGGACCCGCGCCCGCCCCCTCTGCCTGGGCCACCAGGACATCGTATAGCGGTTTCCACGATCCCGCCCCAGCTCCGCCAGGCCCCATAGTTCGCAGTATTTCCAGCCGCTCTTTGGCCTGGTTCGCCTCGATGCTCCCGGCTTCTTCGCCCGCCACCTTCCTCCGGTCCGCCTCGCCCTGCAGCACCAGATCAATCACCGCGAGCCGATGCTGATACATCTCCGTCCAGTGGTCGGCCTCTTCCCTCGTCCAGCGCACTCGCTCTTCATGCGCCTGCTTCTCCCGCTCGCGGATTCCCTCCGTTAAGCGCGTCCGCTCCTCGAAGATCGTCTTGGTAAGTTCGCGCTCGCGCTGCAGCAACTCGGTGGACGGCTTGGCCCCGAAGTTCTGATTCTCCCGGCGCAACCACTGCACCATCTGCACCAGTTGCTTGAGCCAGGCGCCCAGGGACATCTGCCCCGATTCCTTAAGGGCATCCGCTGCATCGCGCCACGCCGAGGTCTCCCGTTCCAGACCGTTGATCCGCTCGTCCCGCTCGCGTTTCCCTCTCTCCATGGCCTGCTGGGAGGCCTGCTTCCGTTCCTCTTCGTGGTCCTTCTGTGCCTTCCAAAGGTTGGTTTGTAGATTCAACTCCGCCGTTCCCCGGGCATCCGCGGCCTTGGTCTCGTTCTCCCCCGCCTCTGTGACCTTCTGCATTTCGCCCAGGTAAGTCCTCACCGCCGCGCGGATTGCCTTTTCGTACGCGCCGCCCATCCTCTCTCCGCTCGCCTCCCAGGCATCCTGGAATTCCTTGGATCGTTTGCGCAGGTCGCCCAACTTCGGGTCATTGACGAACTCACCGATGGCCCGTGTAAACGCGTCGGCCGCCTCGCGAGGCACTCCGAGATTCTTCAGTTCCTGGGCCGCCTGCTTCTCCAATTCGGTCCTGGCGGCGCGGGCCGCGGCCGCGGCCACCTGATCATCGGCCCGTTTCTTCGCTTCGTCGGCCGACCTGCGGGCCTCCGTGGCCCGCATCTTCTCAGCGACCGTCCTCGCCTGTTCCTCCCGGTCTTTTAGGTCCTTCTGTCCCTCGCGGATCGCCGCATTCGTCTTCTCAATCGCCTTCCCCAATTCAACCTCACATACCGCCGCTTCCGCCGCGGCATGTCGCCATTTGTTTTCCTGCGCCGCGCGGTCGGCCTCACTGGTCGCGAGGTTGGGGGCACCCTTGCGGGCCGCTATCCTCTCCGCCTGTTCGATATATGTCTTCCGCTGCGCGGCCGTCTTAGCCAACTCGGCCTGCAGCTCCCCCCGTCTTCCGATTTCTTCGGCCACCTTCGCGCGTTGCTCCAGTATGTAACTCGCCCAGGCCGTTCTTTGCTCCGCGGTCATCTGGGCCGCCATTGTTTGGAGAGGAAATGCCAATCTTCGCTTTCCGGTGTTTGGGTCCACCTTGGCCCATCCGGACATCACGTCGGCAATATCCGATTCGACCGCCCCTTTCTGCTCGAGTTGCTCTTTCGTCGGCGGTTTCCCGGCGGCCTGGCCCTTCGCGATCTCGTCATTAACCTCCTTGAGCTTGGGCAACAGCTCCGCCAAGGCCTCAGTCTGCTTGCGCGTCGCCTCGGCCTGCTTCTCCGCCTCCTCCTTCGCCTTTTCGACGTGATTCGTCCAGAGCCGCCATACCTCCACCACTCCAAGAATCGCGATCATCATCCAACCGATGGGGCCCAGAGACGCGAAGAACCCTCGCACGGCTCCGGCCGCGATGCGAAAGCTCATCGTAAGTCTGGCCGTCGCACCGGTCATGACTGTCACTCCGGCCGCGGTCTGCGTCAAGAGCGAGAAATCCCCCGGCTTCACTATCTGCCCCAATGCAAACATGCTGGATGCTCCGGGGGCCATCCCGCGCAGCCCGATCATCGGACTCACAGAACCGCGTGCCGTCGCTATAGCGTTCGCGATGACCGCTGCTCGCGACCCGGCTAGGGCCACCACCAGTTTTCCGAGCAGCGCGATTCCGCCCCTGATATGTGAACCATACGCGAGCCAGGCCGCGCCGCCCAACGTCACGGCCGCAGTCAGGCCTACCGCGGCCACCATCGTCGTCCGCAATGGCGCTGGGACCGCGGCGATGGCCACCGCGAGCGCGGTCAATATCCGGCCCGCGAAGGTAAGAACCGGAATCAAATCTGCTCCAAATGCTTCCAGGGCCTGACTGATAGCGGTGCGCATCTGCCTCGACTGCATGGCGAAAGTGTTCGCGCTCGATGCGAAGGCGCGATCCACAGCGCCCACGGAGTCACTCACCTGCTCCAGCTTTTGGGCGAAGAGCGCGCCATCCTGAGCGGCCAGGGCCGCCACGGCCTTGAACGCCCGGGCGCCGCCCGCCATCTGGATCATCGCCTGCTCATCGTCTCCGGCCGCATCGGTGAGGAACTGGATCGCGCCGGCCAGACCCCGCGCCTCGACCAGCGCCTGCCCCGAAGCATAGCCGGCCTGGGAGAGGGCCGCCTTGAGTTGCGCGCTCGGGTTGCTCAACTTGACCATGACCATGTTGAGGCCCATCAGGCTGTTTTCCGCGTCGTACCCGACCGTGGTCATCGTCGCCAGAGCGGCCGCGAGCTGGTTATACCCGATCCCCAACTGGGACGCGACCGGAACGACGCCTCTCAGTGCGGCCATCAGGTCCTGGAACGACATGCGCCCGACCTGGCTGGCCCGGAGCAGGGTATCCATCGAAGCCGCGGCCTGTTCCACGCTGAGTCCATAGGCCCGCATCACCGAAACCTGGGTATCCGCGACCGTCGCCATGTCGGCCCCGCCCGCGACGGCCGCTCGGGTCGCGGATTCCAGGACCTTCATGCCCTCCGCTCCGCTCACCCCGGCTCGCGCGATATTGGCGAGGCTGCCGGCCAGTGCTTCGTCTGCCACTCCGGTGGCCCGGGCCAGACTGTGAAGTTGCTCGGCCGTCGCCTCTAGTTCGGCCTCGGTCAACTGCAGGACCTTGAGCATGTCGGTGAGCGCGGTCTGCATCTGGGCCGCTTCGCGGGAGGCCAGGCCCATCCCCGCAGCCGCTGCGCCGCCGATCGCCGTAAGGAGCATGATGACCTGCCCGACGTGTTGGGCGTGCTGCTGCAGCAGGCTTTGGGCTTTCCCCAGACCTGTCTGGAAGTCCGTCAGGTCCAGCCGCATCCTGGCGACGATCTCTCCGACCATCATCGGCCCGTACCTCGCACCATCCCGCCCCCAACAAAAAAGGCGACGAGCTTTGACCAGGAACGCGCGTGCGTCCACTCGTCAAAGCCCGCCGCCTGGCTATGCAGGTTAGCGGGGCGCATCTCCTTCTCTCGTGCTGATCGCGTACCAGTAGGACTGAGCGAACTCCGCCGAGAGCGAGTCCGAAGGGAACGTGAGGGGGCCACCCCAACGCTCCCGCGCGGCCGCAGTCTATTCCCCGGCCGCCGCCGTGTCAACCACGCGAAGGCCCGCCCCGAGTTGGTATTGAGGTCGGCGGGACAGTACCTCCATCGTTGTTGGCTCGCCACCGCGATAAGCGATCCGCACTGTGATCTCGCCGTGGCCGCCGAGTTCCTGCCCCTCGCGCGCCAGCGCCGCCGCCAGATCCCGCAACCGGCGCTCTGCGCGCGCCCGCCGCTGTCCCTCCTCGCCCGTGCTCGTTGCCACTGTGCCCCCTATCCCACCAACCCCGGGTCCGATTTCCGGTACATGTGCCCCTTGCACCCACACTCATCGCATTTCGCCTCCCTCACCGCGGTGCCCATGCGGATCACGCTCTCCGTCTCGTTGCCGCAATTGCTGCAGACCGTCTTGACCGTGTAGTGACCTTCCTGCGTTTCTGGCATTTCAGCTCCTTTGTTCCTCCGTGTCGCCGCCCAACTGGCGACTGCCCCTCTTCCGTACCTGCCAGGCGATCCCGGCCGCGATCACCCGGTCGTCGTGCGCGTCCGGCGCGGCCTCGCCGTCTCCCCGATCGGTGACGATGAAGCTCATGCACTCGTCCAGCAGCCCGGCCGACCGGATCCCGATGTGCTGGCCGGCTATCGCGGCCGCGAGATCGTCAATCAGAATCGGTCTGGTCTGCACATCGGTTGGCCAGCCCAGGATCGCCACGGCCTTCTTCCCCGCGTCGTACCGGACATGCCGGTAGAGCCGCGGATAGCGGCAGACATTCCGAAGCGTGTTGAGCGTCGAGTGCCCATGGTTGTTCCGCTCGACCGCGAGTTGCGCCATGCGATACCAACGCCCCACGCCCGACAGCAGCAACGCGAAGCGATCGGGAGCCACCCATCCGTGCAGTTCTGCGACCTGTTCGCCGCTACGCCGATCAAGGACGCAGGCCGCGCTCGCATCTCGTCCCTCGATACCCTCGCCCACATCTGCCCCGATGACGTAGGAGCGGTTCACCGCCGGCCGGGACCAGACCATGAGCCGCGCCGGCGCCACCGCCAGATCACGGCCGCGCGATCTGGGCAGTGTCGGCACGATCTCGGGCGCAAGACCCTGGGCCTTCGCTGCCAGCGCCTTGAGCGCGTCCACATCGAAACGCTGCCCGCCGCTCGCGAGGAAACAGTCCACGTCGGACTCCGGATACTGCTCCGGGAAGCGGCGCCGCAGTTCCTGTTGCTTCTGCCGACGCCATGCGATCTGGCCAAGCGAGAGGCCATGGATTCGGATCAGCTCGAGTTCCTCGGCGTTGAGCGGCAGGACCGCGGTCACACCCGTACCTCCATTCCAACCCTCCGGAGTTGCTCGCTCCAGACCTCAACCTGCTCGGCGGTGGGATCGCTTCGATACTCTGTATGCTCGTGCCAGGTGTAGAAGTGGGGAATGAACCTGCCCTCTCCATCCCGGGCCGCCTTCCACAGCGTATGGAAATGGTTGCCCACTCCGTTGGCCGTGCTTTCCATCACGATCCGGCCGCCAGCCGGAACCGCCTGCAGCAGTCCGACCAGCGCCTCTTCTGGATGGGTCCAGCGGGCCACCTCCGAGCAGTGCAGGTTGTGGATCGTCAGTCCGTGTCCGAACCGACCAGATCCGGCCGCGCCGACCCAGAACCGGCTCCCGATCGCCGGCCACGCGATCTCCCGCTTGTTGTCCCGGTTTGGACGACCGGCCCGGGCCTTCTCTCGCTCTGGCAGCCGTGCCCAGAAGAGTTGGGCGATCTCGAAGATCTTCTGCGCAGATTCCAGGTCGTGGGCCACCAACGCAGATGTGGTGTTCGGACGGAGCAGGCAGTCCGCGAACCAGAGCCCCTCCACGAAGGTGGTGATCCCCTCCTGCCGGGCCTTGAGGATCAGATCGGCGGACGTGCGATATTGGTTATAGTCTCGCTGGATGTCGTTCAGGATGAAGGGGATGATCCGCCGTTGCTTGTCGCGAATCCAGAGGTTATGCTCGATCCAGTCGGTTGGGTCTGCGCGCAGTCGAAGCAGGCTTTCGAGGCGCTCGGCCAACCTTGCCCTGGCCGCCGGTGCTCCGTCCAGCGCCGCGGAGTAAGGCGAGGAGCTGGTCTGCCTCCTCGTCGGTGAGATCACGCTCCCGGCCAGACTCATCGAAGATCACCTCCTCCGGCACGCGCTCGAGTAGCCCCAATGACTGGAGTATTTCGATGCGACGAGAGATGGCCTGCCCGAGCACGCTCAGGAACTTCGCGCGGGTTGCAGACCCCGGTTCAGCCGCCAGTAGATCGCCCCAGGCCTGCCGGCAGAGCGCGTCGCATTCCTCGATCACGTCAATCCCAGCCTGGAGGGCCGCGTCTTGTGCGGCTTGGCTGCGCCGGAAGTGATCGGTTCGGGCAGCACGCATCTCCGCCAAGTCGGCCTCGACCGTGCTCATGCAGACTCCGACTGCCTTGACGATCTCGGAGATGTCCAGCTTCTGGACCACGCGGAGCCGCCAGACTCTCCATCTCCGCTCTCGGATCGCTTGCTGCTTTTCAGCCGAGGTGACTCTGGCCATAGAATTCCCGAGATCTCCAGTTATCTCCGACCGCGCGCCGCCTTCCGACCGGCCTTCTTGCCCGTGAAAGCCTCCCAGCGGCTCACAATCACGTCCGTGTAGAGCGGGTCGATCTCCATCAGGAACGCCCGCCGGCCGATCTGCTCCGCCCGCTCGAGCAACTCCCGCAGTTCCTTCTCCCCGAAGGCGCTGGCGAAAAGCATGTCCTCCTGCTCGAGGACCCGCAACTGCTTCGCCAGCTCCTCCTCGTCCCACGAGGAGAACTCATGCGTTCGGTTGTCAGCGATGCCATAGGCAATCGCGGTCAGCTTGTCGTCGCTCACCCAGATCACCGGGACCTCTGTCAGTCCCAGCTCCCGGGCCGCCTTGTACCGAGTGTTCCCGGCCTCGATCAGTTTCGTCTTCCGGTTCGCCACGAGCGGCTGTCGGAAGCCGAACCGGTCGATGCTGGCCTTGACTGCCGCTACGGCCTGGTCATTCACCCTGGGGTTCTTCGGGTTCAGCTTCACGGCCCCGATCGGAACCCACTCGACGGCAATGCGCGATTCCAT